TGCCGCAGCGTGGCAGCACTGTCCTTGTCGTTGCGCATGTCGAGATCGGCGAACTCGGCAGCGAACCACGACAACGCATCCTTGTCGGCGTTATCGGTATTGGCCTTGGCCATGTCGAACGCAGGTGGATAGCATATGCGCCATTTCCGGTAGACATTGGCGTAACTCAGCGTCACGCCTTTGGTGTAGCCGATCGGTGCAACGCCACGGTCTTCCCAGTTGTACTTGGCAATGACTGATTCATCGACCATGTCGCAGATCACCCGCTGCATATGATCTGGCAGCGATGTCGGCAGATCAGGTGGCGTATAAGGCGGCGCATTGGAGTCCAATGCTTCCCACGTTTTCGGCCCGACGATGCCATCGGCGTCGAGGCCACGTGAACGCTGATAGACCCGCACTGCTTCGGTCAGCGCGCTGTCGAAGTAATAGACCGGCAGCAAGTCGAGCAGATCACGAACATCGGTGTTGCAGTCGCCTTCGGCAATCGTTGGCCGCTCGGTCATATTTGCCCCTCCAACAAACTAAAAAAGAGGCTGGCACGTCAAGCCAGCCCCGTCTTCGTTCAGTTAGTTCCTTGGTCCACCAGAGGGTGGCGGCTCAACGATGGGATGCGTTGGCGCTGCCGGTGCCGGTGGCGGAACATCGATCAAGAACCAGACGCCGCCTTTACCGGGGATGTAGACAAACACCAAGTTCTTGACCCCGCCCGGACCGGACTCACCGGGAAGGTAGATCGGCTGACTTGGAGTCATGCCGTTGCCTTCTTCGGGAGGCTCCGTGCCTGGAGGAATCGGGATCACGATCGGCGGCGTCGGGAACGGCTGATTGCCGCCGCCCCAGATGCCGGGAGGCGAGCCATTGCCACCGGGAGGCTGCGGCCAGATGCCGGGCGGAATCGGATGTGAGACCCACGGAGGTGGGCCGCCAGGAGCCATCGGCGGCGTCGGGAACGGTTGATTGCCGCCGCCCCAGATGCCGGGAGGCGAGCCACTGCCGGGCGGCATATGGATCGGCGGCGTCGGGAACGGCTGATTGCCACCGCCCCAGATGCCGGGAGGCTGGCTACCGCCACCGGGCGGGAAGTAAATCGGCGGCGTCGGGAATGGTTGATTGCCGCCGCCCCAGATGCCAGGAGGCGAGCTACTGCCTGGAGGATTGGGCCAGACATTAGGCGGGATCGGATGGCTCACTCCCGGCGGCGGACCACCAGGTGCGATCGGATGCGCGGGCCAACCGGGCACACCGAAACCGGGATCAACCGGGCCACCACCGCCGCTGATAGGAACAATGTAGGCTAGGAAACCAGCCATTTCTTTCTCCTCTCGGGTTGTCGTAAAACTTACAAACTAACTAAACGGCACCGCACCATAGCGACTCGCGGAGCCTGTGTCAGTGCCTGCTGAGAATTAACGCGTCGTGCCATCGACGACAGTAGCGGTGCCTTCCCACAGTCGTTCCTGCAGGCCATTCGGCATCAGCCGCACAAGATCGGTCACATAATCACCCGCTGCTAACCGGACCGATTTGTTGCGCTCGATGAAGATCGTGAACGCGCCCCCGACTGCATCAGTGATATAGATGCCGTCATCCGGCGACGAGAACGAAAAGACGGTCGCCTCGTGATCGCTTTCGCGTTTCCTGATTTCCAGTTTCAGCAGCGAGCCGGTAAGATCGATCGGCGTCTTGGTGCCGTCGTCGGCAATGGCGTTGTAGAGAAATGGCACCACCCAATCCTCATTCTTGGCGATGTTCATTTCACCCGTGTAGTATGCCGGACCAGCCATGTCACGCCGCCTTCTTGACGCCCTTGAGCGTCTTGGCTTTCACGCCCTCAAACCGTGTATCAACATCGTCGTAGGTCAGGATCGTCGGCGAAGTCGAATTGAGATCGGCGATACACTGTGCTTCGATGCTGCGGCAGGCTTCGACATGCGCATAAACCGCGTTATACATATCAATCGCTTCCTGCGCCGTGATCGCATAGTGAACGCCGTCCTGGGTGAAGTCGATGGCTGTCGCTGGATCAACCGACTGAGCATAGAGCGCCAGATTGGACAGCAGCGTCTGACTCGTTCGATCAGATTTTGCCGGTATCGTCCCGCTTGCGGCGTTGAATGAAATGCCAGCAGTAACAGAGTCGAAGCGAACCTGTGCCGCGTAGTCGATCAAGATCGCAGGCGTCTCGGTCGGCTGCGCATAAGGACGGACATCGGGCGGCGGTAGCACGCCCGGATATGCAGACATATCAGGTGGTGGTGGCCCGACTTTCTCCAGAGTTTCTATTGGCTGATTATAGGGAACGATACGAGCGCCTGGATAAGCCGATGCAGGGACGGCCGCATCCGTATCATTATGAGTGGCGACAACGGCACCATTGGCGCAGTAAAGTAGCAGCATGGGCTCACCCAGAGATCATAGAGTTTGAATTGCCGACGGTGTTCAGCGGCGGGGATAGGGCACCACTTGCCACGTTTACTCCGGGAATATTAACAGCGGACCCTAAAGTAGCGTACACCGCAACCCCAGTGCCATTGTTCGCATAATAACCAGCGCCGCCAGCAGTCATCGCCGATCCGGCGGCCCATAATCCGTATTGTCCGTTGTTATAGCTTCTTAGAACAATGGCATGAGTAGAATAATAACTCTCAAATCCATTACGCGCATTGCCCTTGGCTGTTATATAACCATTCTTAATAGAAGTGCCGCATTGGCAGGTGAACCCGGAGCCATTGTTTGATGCGGCTATTGTGCCGTTCACAGTATTAGCAAGCACGTCACCCTGAAACTCATAGCCCCAAACACCAGTGCAACCGCTTACTGAAATCCACTGACCGTGCATCACCAAATACGCCTGATTGACCATGAGCCCAGCATTACCGCCGGTTCCATGGACGGCAATATTACTGATAACCGGAAGTCCTGCGTTAAACAAAAGTAGCGGCCCCCAATCGTTGTCGTTAACAACTGAGCCGTCTCCGGTTATGAGAAGATTACTGATACTAAAATCGTTGAGAACCACCATCGAGTGGCCATTGATGAAGTGCAATTCCGTGCCAAGGGTTGCCCGCAACATCGCTACGTGATTGTTGGCGTCCGCCAAATTGTAGCCGACGCCAGTGACCACAAAGCTTCCCTCGTTCGGAGCCGCTGCAATCAGCGGTGCGCCGGTAATGGCAATCTTGGATGAGTTGGGGTGCTCCAGAACCACGCTAGTGTTATAGACAAACTGCTGTGCCACACCGGAAGTCGCACCAGCAATCTGTAAAGTCACAAACCCGTTGCGGAGAATTTTGTACTTCGCAAGCCAGTTCATCGCCTCGTTAAGATCAGCAAACTTCGCGCCTGGACCATGCACCGTATACGTCACCGGATGATCGATGAAGTACTCAACATTAGTGATGAAACCCTCAATGGCCTTGCGCAGTTGCTGCAAGTCAGCATTGCTTGGCGCACCGCACGTCGCCCCGGAGAAGTCGAAGTATCCGCGCAGGTAGGCGCGATTGACGACCTCGACGATCTCGCGCTGGTCGAACTCGACTGCCCCGGCAGGGACGATGGAGCCTTCAATACCTGCGGCGGGAACGCCATCGATATAGGGCGCGTTCGGGTTGCTGGGCTGATCTGGCGGTCCGTTGTACAGCATCGATTTATTCCCCTTACGAGATTGTCAGTTCGTCCCACTCGACGCCCATGGTGAACTGCCACGGACCGCCAGCAGGCAGCGTCACTGTCACCACCAGACCTTCGTAGCGATCCAGCAATAACGAATGTTCACCCTGCAACCGCTCGAACAGGTTCATTCGCGACGAAGTAAACGGCTTAGCGGTGTCTGTCGGCGTGGCGAACACCTGACAATCCATCGGCGCGGCATCCAGGGTTCGCACACCGGGTGTCAGCGGTGCCGTGTTGGCGATCGTCATCATGGCGCGCGAGCCATGCATGCTGGTGCGCAACTGATTGTTCGGCGAGGTGAAGTTGGCTGAGATGCCGCCGCTGTCGAAGTTATTCCAGGCTCGTGCAGCGAACACCTTGAAGATAGCGACACCGCCGAGGAAGATGTTGTTGGCCCAGGCCGACATTCGAAGGCGGCGCACCGAGGCATAGTACGGGATCGGATCAGAAGTCCCCGGCCACATGAACGAGAAGATCGGCACATCGGTCAGCGCCGTCGAATTTGGCAGTATCCCGCTGGACGCGGTGAGCATGTACATGCCGCCACCGGCATATTCCAGCGGCAGCATCGACATCAGATGCATCGGCCGCTGCAAGGAGCCGTCGAGCGACGGCGACACGTCCTTCATGCGCACGTTGAACAGGTTGCCCAGCCCGTCTTTGATCTGTTTGTTGTCCATCATAACCTCGCGTTGGCGACGTAGTGGCCTGTGTAAAAGTGATTTGCAACAATCCCCGCACTACACAAAATATAGCCAATGCCGCTAGACCCGATCCAATTAGAGGTCAGCGCAGGCGTGGGTTGGCCACTAGCATCTTCCCAAACACCAGTTGCTCCATTCTGCGGACGATACAAAGTCACAGTTGGGGCAGCGCGCATTTCCACAGTAAATCGGAAGCCAGGAAGATAGAGCCCAGACGCGTCAGCTAAAGCCACAAGCGCGCCACCGTATGCAGCAATTCCAGGCTTTTCCGTATACTGATAACTTTTGCAGTAGTAGCGTTTACACGCAGCCAGCTCCTCATCGAACGGCCGCAACTGAAACGGCGGCGCGACGGCACCCGCGTAGAGACCGACATCGAATAGTTCGAACACGTTGCCGTTTGTTGCAAATAGATTGGATTGCGTGCTACTTCCAACGTAGTTGGTGCTACCCCAGGCTCCCGCAGGTCCGGCGTAAGTCGTTCCACACATCACGGAGAACATCAGATCAATAGCCGCGCTTGTATCCGTTGGCCATGTCCCAGTCGTCTCTGGAGGAACGGTGACAGACTTAACAACATCGACATTTGCCTCAGCAGCGGCAATTGTAAACTCTGCTGGATAGCTTCTGGTAAGAACAGACCCATTGCGAAACACGACGGTATAAGTACCGGCTGGCGCTCTGACACCAAATTGACAAGTCATCTGCTTTGCTGCCGCCGTACCTAATCCCAGATTAATGACGCGCAGACCTTCAATCCGTGTAAACAGATGGCAATAATCACCCGCTGCTAGAGATGGCCGCGCAGTTGTTACTGTAAGACGCAATCTATTGGGCGAACCTCCAGGCGTCGGACTGGCAACTCTGGATGCGGTAAATACAGAGCTAAGAGAACTGCCCGGCCCCCATTGATCGGCGATGACGGCGGTCGCAGTCACTGGGCTTAACTGCGACTGATCAATCCACATCCCACCGTTGATGATGTAATTGAACGAACTGGTCGGCAGCACTGTCGTTGCTGAGATCGCGGCCCACTTCTCACCGTCCCATTTGTAGGTCGGCAAACCAGCGGTTGGTGTTGGCGGATATAACTGTCCAACGGTTGGCGAGGTTGGGAAATCTAAGTTCATCGGCGGCGCTCCAGTGTCGCGATGCGCGCGTTCAGTTGCTTCACCGCATTGATGAGCGTGAAGATCAGCGACGTGGTGTCGAGGTCGCGAATGTCGGTCACCGGCTCACCGTCGATGAAGCCCTTATGCTTGGTGACCATGTGGGGCAAAAGCGGCTCAACCTCCTGCGCAACGAGCCCAATAAATTCCTTGCCATCTTTCGCAGCTTGATAGTGGCCTGAGTTCTTATAGGGAACGACTGGTGTGTCTTTTGGCACTGGCTCGTCATAAATGGCATTGCTTGGCGGATCGGTGGTGTCGTTGCCCTTGAACGTGTACTTCACCGGCCGCAGTGCCAGGACTTCATCGAGCCCATGGGTGTATTCACCAATGACATTCTTGATGCGTTCGTCGGAGCTATCAGCCCAAGGGCCGCCGCCTGGCTTATAAGCCTGCCCACTAAATATTAAAACGCCATCACTGCGCCACATGGTGTTCGACGCATTTTGTAGTTGCATAGTATTATCGGCGGTTTGCACATACATAAGGCCTATGCGAGTGCCACTCGAATTGAGCCACTCGTAATGAACATTTCCTCCGGGTACTGCACCATTATGAACCCATCCGCCGTTAATGACTACCTCGCTACCAAAGGTGGCTATAGAGGTAGCGCGAGTGATGGTCAGTGCGGTAGGAAGACCTCCACCAGTGTCATTACGAGGAGCGATAAGAAAGTTAGACCCGGCATTGGCTCCACTTTCGGCGGAACCGTCACCAAACACCATGATCCATCGTTCACTTCCGTTCGTCTTTCCGCTGAAGTTGTTGGAGTAACCAGACCCCGGTTTATCCAGCCATAATTCTGGGTGCCAAGCTGATGGTTTGATGCTGACACGGGTAGCAAGGGTGATCTGGCTATTAGGGACTACAGCGCGGTTGATCTGAATCGGAGTGTCGAGCCATGTCCCGTCATCGTTATATCTGGCGATACCAAAGTTAGACCCGGAGTTGCTTCCACTCTCAGTCGCGCTGTCGTTAACAACGACATTCCATCTGAGTAGACCGTTTTTGGTGCCAACAATATTTCCCTGCCCACCGCCATACGTGATAGCGGTAGCGCAGCCAGTGCCCCCACCACTCTGGACTACAAGCGAGCCCGTCATCGTGCCGCCGCTGATGGGTACAAATTGTGTTGGGTCATATGTTGGCACGTTGAGCGCCGACACCCATTGCGCTGAGTTGCCGTCGTTATAGCGCAGCCACAGATTACCGCTGTCGTTCTCCCACCAGAGACTTCCGTCTAATGCACTTGGTGGCGCGGTCGGGCTAACGATGACGCCAGCCCTGGCATCGACATACTGCTTGGGAGCGGCCTCAAGGTTTGCGGTTGGATTGCCTTGAAGTAACAGTTGCCCGGTCATCGTGTCACCGGCCTTCAGCACCCGCATATCGGAATACTGTTTGGTTGCTGCCTGCATCGGCTGGGTCGGATCGTTCGCCAGCACGATCGGGCCGGTCATGGTGCCGCCAGCAAGCGGCATGACTTTTTGCCATGCTGCGTTCACTCGCCCATAGGCAAACGAGTCGGACGGCGCGTCAATGATGCCGCCGCTGTGCCCATCGACGTATTGCTTCGTTGCCGCCTGCAACGGCTGCGTAGGGTCGGCTGCAAGCGTCAGCGCTCCGGTCATGGTATCGCCGGCCTTGACCACTCGCAGATCGGCATATTGCTTGGTCGCAGCTTGAAGTGGCTGTGCCGGATCGGCAGCGAGAGTCAACGGCCCGGTCATGGCATCGCCAGCCTTGGCGATCTTGGCGTCGACTGTTTGTTTAGTTGCAGCTTCCAGCGGCTGCGTCGGATTAGCTGACAGCAGCAACGCGCCGGTCATCGTCCCGCCAGCAACTGGGAGACCACGCTGCCAACTCGTATTCAATCGGCCATAGAGATAGCCATCGACCGGCGCTTCCGGCAGATTTCCTGGCGCATGCGCATCGACGTAAGCCTTGGTCGCAGCTTGCAACGGCTGCGTCGGATCACCTGACAGCACTAATGTGCCGGTCATCGTATCCCCGGCCTTGAGCACACGAGTGTCGGTGTATTGTTTAGTCGCCGCCTGCAACGGCTGGGTCGGATCGGCCTGCAGCGTTAACGCACCAGTCAGGTTGCCACCCGAGAGCGGCAGCACCCGCTGCCAGGACGAATTCAGGCGGCCGTAGCTGTACGAATCGATCGGCGCTTCAGGCAGATTTCCCGGCGCGTGGGCATCCACATACGCCTTGGTCGCAGCTTGCAATGGCGAGGTCGGATCGCCGGGAAGGATCAGCGCCCCGGTCATTGTATCGCCAGTCTTGGTCACCTTGCCGTCGACCATTTGCTTGGTCGCCGCCTGCAACGGCAACGTCGGATCACCGGGCAGCGTCAGCGCCCCCGACATGGTGTCGCCACTACGCAGCACACGAGCATCCACCATCTGCTTGGTTGCGGCTTGTAGCGGTTGCGTCGGGTCACCGGGTAAAGTCAATGCTCCGGTCATGGTGTCGCCAGTCAAGGCGACCTTGGCGTCCACCGTTCGCTTGGTGGCGGCTTGCAACGGCTGAGTCGGATCGGCCCACAACGTCAGTGCACCCGTCATGGTCGCGCCAATCAACGGCACCACCTGATGCCACGCTGCATCGACGCGACCATAGGCTGAGCCGTCTACAGGGGCGTCACCCAGGCCACCGGCCGGACCCTGCGGTCCCACCGGCCCTGGAACGCCTTGCGCCCCCGCAGGCCCCGTTTGCCCGGTACCTCCAGGCGGTCCCATCGGTCCTGCCGTGCCAGGAACACCCTGCGGCCCTACCGGCCCCTGCGGTCCTATCGGACCAGCCGGACCAACGGACGGAATCAACAACTCAACCGTTGGGTTGGCCGTATTGGAAGCCACCGTGATTCGTGGCGCTCCCAACGTTGTCGCGGTCACATGCTCGACCATTACGGAATTCCTAGCGGCAGATATTGAGTGTTGATCGGTTGCGTGTAGTCCAGCGATTGATACGGTGAATAGTCGTACACGATTTTGGTGTGCGCAGGTTTATAGCGATTGAAAATACATTCAAGATCATCGGCGATCCCGATGCGAAGTAAGCGGTCCACGCCAGTGCGGCTGGAATTGCAATGGAAGTAAATGAGCTTCTTAGCGTAGACTTGGATTGACCAGACATAACGCATTTCCGCCGGACCCAATCGCCAGCGGTAGCTGTCCGGCGCGAGTTTGTCGCTGCCACGCGTATCGCCGACACGGGATACACCACACATATACGGTGCGCGTTCAGTGATAACGATGCTGTAACCAAGCTCATCGGCCAATTCATAGAAGAACGCCCGTGATTGCGCACCCAACAGCGTCATCTTGGTGACGAGCGCCTTGCGTCGTCCCATCAAGTCGGTCGGCGGATCGATCAAACACGAATCAGGCAGTCCCCAGTTGCGTTCCCAGTCTGACAGCAATTCCGTCGTCAGACGCGGATCGGACTCGATTTCCAACAAGTCAGCGGCGCGACCATCAACGAAGCCCCAGTACTGCGCCAACCCGATCATGGTCCGGATCAAAATCGATTCCGGATCGCGCGACCATGCTGCCCCGCGCGGCAGCAACGAGATCAGCGCCTGGGCATAATCATCTCCGGACCGGCGGACGTGCCGGTCATCATTAGCCGTGAGTGAATAAGTCGGCGGCTTTCTAGCCGTAATCGGCCGCAGGTTAGGGCGGCCAAAGTCCGGTGATCCGGTCGACAGATCGGTCGCAATCAGCGACGCCGTTGGCTTACCAAGAGTCGGCTGATCTAAACTAGGCGAGCCTGCAATCAGATCAGTCGGTGTCAGATGCGCAATGGATGAAGGCACCCCAGCGGTTGGCTGACCGAGAACCGGTGAAGCTGGCGTAAAGTTGTTGGCCACCAATATCGGAGCCAACGAATAAGATACACCGGCATTGGAAACGAAGTAGGTTTGACTGGTACCGATGTCAGTACTGACAACCGATCCAAGCCCCGCCCGTGACGAAGTAACCGTCTGTGTTTTCGCCGCCATGTCATGTGGTTAGTATTTGTGGGTTGACCCAGCACGTGGTCGACGGCTTGCCCAGCCGAACAAGCCCGCGCACGCGACCGGTGCGTTGCGGCGTGAATGGGACTTGCAGGAGTTGCTTAGAGCCGGGCACACCGGGCCAGCCTGCGGTGAAGCCAGATGGTACAACTCCAGCAAAAGCTGACGCACCAAAGTTAGCAGTAGCAGCCTGTCCAGTGGCCGAAGTAACCATAAAAAACGGGAAAAACACTCCAGGCAGAGAACTAAAATCAACTCCTCCAACTCCAGTCGACGGATTATTAGTCGATCCACTGGTAGCATTCCAACTTCCTAATGCTCCGTTTCTGAACCAAATAAGACGAGCAGAAAGATCAATGGCTACCCCAACTGCATTTGTCGTAATAGAACCTACACTAATTACGGGAACGGCAGTTCCGTTTACTACTATCTGTCCCGCACCGTTAACCAAGACCGCATTAGCGCTGTTTCCAGCTACCGCACTCAAAAGAGCAAACCCAACAAGACAGTTCGAAAAAGTTGCTACTGTATATTCAATATAGTACTTATTGGAGCCAAGCCCGATAACGCCACGAGCAGATGAGTTATTTCCCCCAGCAGTCGCAATAAGGTTACCTCCGCTAAGTGTCATTGGAGTTGTATTAGTAGGAAGATCACCAGGGTTCCATGTAGTAGTAGCTGGTCCAGCCCAGGTATTACTGGAGCTAGTTAAAACGGCAGGAGTTGTCAACACGTTCGTCGGCAGACTGGACACAAAACTTGCCACCGGATTGCCCGCTGTGCCCATGTATTCCAACAGCAGCGAGATATCATCGTTGTTAAGTGAGAGTGACGAGACAATCTCCACCGTGGCCGTCTTCGCTACGCCAATCGCCGTGTTCTCGACATCGAACGCAAAGCAGTCGAGCGTAAGGACGGATTTGTCAGATCGCGCACTCGACACCAGCTTGAGACTGTAAGCGCCGATATCATCCTGTGCACCGCCGGTCAGAGTGGTGCTACGATCGGTGGTGATGTCTCCGGCCGAGGTGTGACGCTCGTTTAAAACGTTGGTGCCATCGTAACAGTTGACCAGTTCAACAATATCTCCGGTATTATTACCAGTTCCAGGTGTTGCGTACCGTACGGCTGCACCTGCGATGCGACAACTATCAAACAACGCTCGGCCTGTAGTGTTGCCGTAGGCGGCCACCAGCGTTCCGGTAATGGCGCTAAGATCAACACCGCGACAGGTAGTAAGCATACCGTAACCGGTACTATTAAGCGCCATGAACAAAGTTGACGGCAGGATCGCTCCAATAACAGCCGATGGCGTATTGATCCACTCCAGTTCCCATGTTCCGAGAGAGGTATTAAATCCCTGAGACGCATTGCCGAATTGAACCGGCGTATTGTCCAAAATCAACTTAGTCGTCGCTGCGCCCTGCTGTATTCTTGATGAAGTGGAAGTATTTGTTATTTTAATAGAACAGTCCTTGAGATAAAGTGTTTTCGTGAAGCTAGAGTTGCCATTGCACTGAAAGCTGCCGCCTGTGCCAGCAACAGTAAAAATAAAGCCTTGCCAGAACATATTGCATAAGGGGTCCAATGCAATGGAGACTGCACCACTAGTAGTGATAGAAGCTCCTGGCAGCACATCCCCGGCGACCGGCGGCACAGACCCGCCGCGATTGACCGAAACAATCTGAATAAGCCCGAACCCTGCGGTGCCAAACCCATACCCGCCGCCTGGATAAGTAAGACTTTGGGTTTCGCTATGATCGCTGGAAACAAATACCCGATCACCAACAGCCGGGCGGTTACTTTGGTTTACGCCGATGCATAACAGCGTTCCCGCCGCCGCGCTCCAGCCATAGGTTGACTGGCCGCTGACATTGGTGAAGACCGCGCCACCTGTCACCGTTGCGTTATTGGCAACAGGCCAGGTCGGCTCGGTCGTACCAGAGGTTCCAGCCGTGGTGACACGAAACACATATTCCTTGCCTGCCGCCGGAACCGTCGGCTTGATCAGATCACCGATGCTGTAGGCATGGCTCGCCTGCCAGACCGGAACGCTGGCATAGGTGGCGGATGAGACGTACCAGTCTGCCATCGGGCTTTACTGATTTGGCGTGCGGATGGTGAAAGCACCAAGTGTGAAGCCGCCACCGGACGTGACCGATTGCGCCGCCGACAGCGAACCATTCGCCAGCAATCGGGCATTGACGGTGTCGACGACGGCCCACTTCAACGCCGTGCCAGTGGCGGTCACCGCGCCATTGCTGATCGGATTTGATGTGATCTGGCGACCGTTCGGCGTGCCAGCAACCGGCCCATTGAAGACATTGCCGCTGCCGAAATAATTGCTACCGAGTGCGTATGTCCCAGTCGCATCGGTATACGATGATGGGTCTTGCGAACAGATATAGATGCGATCCGCGTAAGTTTTGATCGCGACCAGCCCGTTATCGAGTGCATAGTCGCTTAACAGATTGGCCATCCGACGCTCCCCTCATTAACCGTATAACAGATCGCCAAGCGTCGGCATATAGCCGGGACTCGGCATCACCGTATCTTGCGAAGTCAAATCATAAGCCCGTACACCTGACGCATTCATAATCGCGGCATCGCTCCAAGCCCGATACCAAGTCTCTCCCGGTATCGACATCGAAAGAAATTGCTGTTCCAAACTCACTTCGATGGCGGCGCGTGTGCTGGCATCATCGCTATCTAGCCAGCTGATACGCAGATTGATCGGATACGGAATTGGTGACTCAACAAAAATGTCTTTAACCGTCACCGGCCGCACTTTGTCGAGATAAGCTGCAACCGTGTCAACGTCATCCGGCAGGGGGAAACCACCGTTGTCAGCACGTAGATCATCCATCATGAAGCGGACAGTACAGGTACCAACACCCATCTCCATCGGAAAACACCATGCACGTGTTACGCCAGGAACGCGCAAAGTCCAGTTCACATAATCATCGGCGTCACCGCCCATCGGCGGCTGCCGAATGCGTTGAAGTATACGTGCTCGCAACTCGTCATCGGTTTCTTCATCCGTTCCACCGGTCAAAAAATCAACAACTACAGTCGTCGAAGCATCAACAATTGAATCCGATATGGAAAGCGTGGTACCCGGATCAAGATTTCCTGCGACACCCGGCACCATGGCCAGGATTGAACCAGACACTGCTGTATTACTGAGCGTAATATCAGCCATTGTCTGAAATTCCATTGTCGAGTAACTAAGAATCGTACCCTGCGGAACAACCACCCCAAAAGTGCCGTTGAACAATGCGCTTCCAATCGAAGGCGTCGCCATCTTGCGACCGGTCGTACCATCAGCATTCACCAACCAAATGTCACCATGACGATCGAGCCATTCAGTCTCGGCCGTATCTGGAAGCAATTGCAACGACAGCCAATCAACATATTGCAGCGTCAACTGACAAAGCGCACCCATGATGTCGCTAAGGACGCGCAGCACACTATTCGGCACCATAGCGTCCGCACCCGGCAAACTACCAGCAACCGCATCGCGGACATTCTGTCGGATTTGTTTAAGAGTTGGCGTCGACCACGGCATAATCGGCTCATCAACTACTGTTCTATGATGTCATTCCAGAGCACTTCGTAACGCAAATCAACAGCGAGTTCGGGACCGCGATAAAGCCGCACCAGCGCATCGATGCGCTCGACCCCAACGCGCACCGCCTTAACATACATACGAGACGCCACCTTCAGATCAATAAACGGTTGAATGGCTTCACGAATGTATTGTTCAACCAACGTCACCGTTGCGCCTTCACGCGCTTCCGGCCCAAGAATTTTACTGCGGATAAGCAGCCAGAGCCGCGAACCGATCGGCCACCCGCTCCATATTTCCTGCGCATCGAGATCACCCCACCAACCCATACGATCAGTACTGTCAGGATCGGGCAGAATATCAGTCGGATTGGCGAGACGATTGGTACCAAGCGCCACGATCACCGCAGTTGCCAGCGCCTGGGTATCGTCTAACGTACCGTCGCTTAACAGCAACCAATCAATGCTGAAACTGAGCGGAAAGTCATCGTACTGAACGAGACGAACATCACTCATTACGAACCAAGCCTCGTTTCAAGCACCTTTATGCGCTCTTTCAACTCGGCTATTTCCTGCATCATCGTTTGTATGATAGTGGGCGGGCCAGAACCTTCACGCCCAATAGCGCCCTTGCGCGCCAGCGTGTTGAAAGCCGGGCTTCCATCCGCCAATAACACTGGCAGAAACATCGCTTTGTCCGCCAGACCGCCCAAATAGACCTTCTTGCTGGGATGCACCTGAATGGCGGTATCCTTGTCGTCAAGTAACAACCGGTGCTCCTTGTTGACGTGCTCCGTCATGCTGCCATTGAGATCGATGTACTGACTAGAATCATTTTTATAAACCGACTTCTGGCCCTTGTCGGATTGCTGGCCTTGTTGGCTGCCAGCATCGCCACCACCCGCAGTATCAAGCTGTTGCGCACCACCTTGACCCTGCTGTTGCTGCTTCTGCACCAATTGCAACCGCAACTTCTTGTCAGTCGGCCCGCTCCAAAACCCGCCATCCTTTGTCAGATGAAATTGCTGCGAATCATCCTTGGTACGAAACATCGCAACATCGCCAGGATCAAGCCCCTTCAATCGATGTCGGCGATCATCGATGATATGAGCAACCGGAAACGCTCGGCTACCACCAATGAAGCTAGAAAAATGCTCAGCTGAACCACCGTCATCTGGACCCATATTAACTGACGAAAAGCCGTAGTTTTGCGGCGCTTCTATCTTCTCACGCTGCTCGCCAGCCATGAAATTGGCTTTGACTTCCTGCATCTGCGTAGTGTCATTCACTTCACCAATGACACCGCGCGTGCCGCCAGCGGAATAAGCCCGATAAGCCACATTGAGCGGTGTTGCTCGATGCATGACGTTTCCTTTATCTAGTCCGCAGTAACATTAGGGCCATTAGCACCAGCAGGCTGCTCTCGCGCATTAGGATCAACCGGCCCCGTCGTCGCGGTCCATGGCCCAATGTCGGCGATTGTATCCCGCAACAACCACGGAATAACAAGATCGAGTTGAGTTTTTGTTCCGCCTTGACGATCCTGCATGAAAGTAACGGTTTGAATTGACAGAACTTGATTAAGAATACACATCGGGCTGATAATCTTTACGTTCATGCCAGCGACCCAAAGCAGCGGCGGATTTGACTCCGGTACAAACCAACCCTGAACCATGACAGTCGCCTGAATCTTGGTGCCTTCTGACCAGATTTTCTCGGCATCGGCCGCCGTCTGCGTTGCTCCTTCATCCAACGGTACTGGCGCAGTCGCCAGGATATTGCCGTAACCGGTACCGGACGCAGACTTCTCGATTTCACTCGCTTGTGTCCCGCTCGATTGATCACTTGCTGGCTTGTTCGCCAACATGACATATACACCAAACAGATTAGCGATAGAAATCACACACTGGCAACTTAGAATATTCACTCCTTCAATCAATGACCCAATAACCTTGTTGCTGTGCGGCCAGATAATCAACGCAGTACCAGCAAAATCACTCCCCATCACTGCCCCGCGTACGCGCGCGAGGCTTTCCAAAAAATCCCAAATCGTTTCAGCTGGCGTACTTGGCTGTGCCTGCGGAAATTTGTAGTGATCGTCCTGACCTATATTGTTAACCTTGACCCCGTATCGCCCCATCAAAGTGCTGGCGATTTCGTAAAGCGTCATATTGTCAAACGAATTATTAGGCTTCTTATCAACACTGCTTTTGAAACCAACCCACGTATAACTACGGCCGGACAATTGAACACCGTGAGAATTGGCATCATAAGCAACCTGCCGATCAGTGATGATGCCATTGGCAATCGCCTTAACCCCACCAAGCGTGATATTGACCCAAGCACCCGGTTTGAGTTGAAGCTTGGTCCATATATCAGGAATGGTTTCGCGCTCAGCTGTGGAAAAACGAAACAACGCCGAACTATCAGCCCATCGATGCTGTATCCACACTGTTTCCCAATCCGAGAACCTCATACCGTTAGGAGCAACCACGGTGATCTCGGCAATCTCCAGTGGATTGGGATATTGAGGTAAGCTAAAAACGGGCATGTTAGCGCGATAATGCCTGTCCAGTCATCGGCGCGAAGGCCGGATGAACGATGTCATTCTCGTCTCGAAGCTCGTCGGCGCGACCAGCATCAGCATAGAGCTTATAAGCATAAACCAGCGTCGGCTGCGGAGCCGCAAACCGATAGGTGAGCATTTTTGGTAACGGCCGCTCCGTGTTGGTCAGATGACTGATGATGGCAGCGTAGGTGCTGGTCAACATCATGTAGCCAACGCTATCCATCTGATCAGCGATGATTTCCTGCATCGGCGGAAACGCGGTCTGAACAATCTGCCGCGCGACTTCCACCTCATTACGGCTGATAAAAGTCGTGTTGGCAATAATCAATGCCTGCGTCGCCAATGCAAATTGTATCAACGAATTCCATACCACGATCGCGCCGGGCAATGTGGGAACTGGCGTGTAGTTCACCGCCGTCAAACGCACCTGATCCATCTGCGCAAGCGAAATGCCGTTTTGTTGAGATAACTGAAAAATTGATTGCAGCGGTAGCCCGGCCGCATCTGCCCTGATGAGACGTTCAGCGTTGACGCGAAAATAAGACGCCTGCATCCGCATCTGCGCCCCAAGATCACCGTTGGTCGGAGTCTGAGCCAATAGTTCTAGCAATACGGTATTTGCGATCGGTACCGCTTGCACAGCATCAGTTCTGAACATTCTCAGCGACCGATCGTAGTTGAACTCAACGGAACAGCCAAAGGAAGCTGGCCATCGCCGACATTACTGATAATCACTTTGTAGAGCCCATCAGCTTGCGCCTCCAACTGCACTTTCGTGTCTGTCACTGGCTGCGCTGGAGCAAGCCCAAATTCGACAAAGCTCATGTCGAACATGGCATAGCCGCCGAACTTCTGTTCCTCAACCATACGGTAACGCGTGCAGACAACATTGATGGTCAGATTGTCAACTACCGCCGCCACACGCGCCATGTGAGGAAGCTGCAAAATGCCGTAACCGCCAATATCGAGCCGTTGCTGCAGCACGTCACGCGCCAAACGATAATCCCGCATATAAAGCAGAGCGGAAACCGGCGACCCACTATCTACCGGTGCTGTCGGGATCGTGTCACGCATGAACGAAACGCAGTAACCACGAACTGTAAATTCAACAGCGCGTCTACCCATATCTTCCGCGTAAGGCAAATCGCGCTTTGGAAATTCATGAATAACAGTTCGCCGTCCACTCTCACGTGCGCCGCTCTCGACATGAAACGGACAGCCGTCAAACATCGCTGGCAACAGCGCGTCACGCCATGGCGTATGAATGTCTCGAATCGTGGCCATAGATTCAGCCTGCTAAACCACCACCAAATGCATTTCCTGCGGGTATCCGAGGGCCACGCTGCGTCGGCGTCGCCTGCGTCTGCCGGGTCATCTCGACCGTCTTGAACAAACCGTCGCCAGAAGCAGCCACGCTGGTATGCGGCGGCGCATTGACATCGACACTCAACTTGCCAGTGCCACGAACATTGTGCGTCATGTTGAGCGCTGATCGATTGAAATTGTCGAGAGCGCCAAGCTGCTCACCAGCGCCAGCACCCTGATCGCCACCTCCCAACAAACCGCCAAGCAGACCACCCAGCCCACCGCCACCGCCACCACCTCCAAGTAAACTACCGATGATGCCACCAAAACCACCGCCACCGCCTCCAAGTAAACTACCAATGATGCCGCCAAGACCACCGCCACCGCCACCAATCATGCTCATGATGTTGCCAAACCCACCCGGCATGCCGCCAAGACCGCCGCCAAGACCGCCGCCAAGACCACCGCCAAGACCGCCGCCACCGCCGCCGCCACCGCCACCGCCGCCGCCACCGCCACCGCCACCGCCACCGCCGCCAGTAGCAGCAGCGATATTGGGCATGGCCCCCGGATCACCGCTGCCTTCACCACGACGAACCGCAAGACTGGTACGATCTCGCCAACTCAAAGAAACACCACCCTTGCCGGATGCGGTACCGCCCTGATTGCCGCCCAGCATCTCAACCTGCTCGCGGCCATTAACCGTACGCGTGCGGCCGGTGAGAAAGCCAACGTGATGTGGTAGCACGCCAACATCACCCGGCTTGATTGCACCTTTAACCCCGGTGCCCCATTTGTAGAAGCTCGCCGCCGCCAATGAACCAGTGCCCTTAACACCAGCCTCTTTCAGTTCGGCATTGACGAACGCAGCACACCATTTGGTTTGCGCCGGATCGATGTGGATACCCTGTTTAGCGAAGAACGACGACAGCTTGGAATTGTCGCGAATTTCATCTTCACCGAGATGCTGCTTGGCCAAAGCCAGCGCTTGCACGGTGCCGATCGCACGGCCGGTCCCCTCCAGGCCAGGACTACCGGGCGCTGGCTGACCTTCCGCAATCGTGCCACCACCACCACCAGCGCCAGGGCCAGCGCCAGGGCCAGCGCCAGGGCCAGCGCCAGGACCAGCGCCAGCGTCAGAAGACATCGCAGCTTGCTGTTTCTTAACCCAACCGACATCTGGGTTCTCTTGCACAAACCGCTCGCCGGTTTTCGGATCAAAAGAAACGCGTGCACCACCTGAATGTACACGACCAGACTCGTTGCCGGTCGCGAGACTGGAAACGTTCGAGCCACCAAGTACCGGAGTGGTGTATTGCTTCGAAAACTGCGCCATCGATTCGGCGCTGAACTTTTGTCCTAATTTGTTTTTGGTCGAACTCGGATAATACTTCGGATCACGCAATGTCGCTTCAAGCGTCTTCCCACGCGCCGCCGCACGGTTCATTACGCTTTCAATATAAGCCTGCTTTGCCTTCGGCCCTTGACCACCAACTTCTGCTTCGGCCGACGCCTGCAGCAACCGCGCGACTTCCGGATTCTGTAGCTCCTTGCCGAACCGAGATCGCACATTAGCCAAGCTGCCATGCTGCACAGCATCAGCAGGCGCGTTACCAGGGCCAGCGCCAGGGCCAGCGCCAGGGCCAGCGCCAGGGCCAGCGCCAGGGCCAGTGCCAGGACCAGTATCAGCGCCAGGACCAGTGCCAGGGCCAGCGCCAGGACCAGTATCAGCGCCAGGACCAGTGCCAGGGCCAGTGCCAGGGCCAGTGCCAGGGCCAGTGCCAGGGCCACCCCAGCCGCCACCGCCAAAGCCTCCGAGACCGCCCATGCGAGCCGCCAGCGAGCCGCCGGGACCAAGCCTTAGAAAACCAGCACCGCCAACACCACCAAGACCAATATCACTTTGCTGCAGAAAATCATTCAGCCGTTTAAGCTCAGCCGTGTTAGCCTCGATGTACTTCTGCCACTCGTCATTACCCCCGCCACGCTGATCGACTTGCTGCGAAAGCGGCCAGTCAGACATATCACCAGAGCCGAAGAACTGCGGCCGAGTTGCACCGCCAACAGCTGGTGGCAAACCTTCTCCCAACTGCTCTTCGAGACTCTTTTTGCCGCCACCAGCCTTGCTCCTCAACCAAGAAAAAATACCAAATGGATCACCCCAGCCTTCACCAATTTCAAGTTCGTTGGCTGATTTTCCTTCTCTCGCTTGACGGCGCAAATCATGTTTCAATGGCGTGCCTGCTTCGGCCCAACTCGCCATCCCCATGAAATCACCAAATAAACCAGCCTTGGCGGCCAATGGCAACGTCGGCGCAAGTTTCCCGTACGCCCATGACCCCCATTCACTTCCCTTCATAGCCCCCATTGCACCAACATCATTTCCAAGATTTTTGATGTTCTGCCACGGATTGAGCAGATCAAGTAACGATCTATTGGGCGCAGGATGCTCGCCAGGACTACGCCCTTTTATTTTGGCAGCAAGACCTTCCACGCTGTAAACATCAGGCGTAGTCGCAATGCCAAGTGTCGGCGCGAGCCAAGGAAGTAACTGTCCACCTATTTGGCCGATTTTGGATAACCATCCACTACCAACGGAAGGAACCTTTGGTGCCTCCTTGGCTATATCACTCCATGGTCCTTTCGGCGGCGGCTCGCCACCGGTCCCGTACTTCTCGAACCAAGACTCAACATTGCTTTTCGGAATCTCAGGTGCCTTACCAGCCACCTTGGCTGCGGCCTCTGCTTCTGCGGCAGCACCAGCGCCAGCGTCACCAGCGGCACCGGCGTCAGTAGCGGCGGCACGACGACCAAAAATCCGTTTTAATATTTTAACCCCGCCCCAGATACCCGCACCAGCCGCAAGTCCGATAGCAGGATCAACCAGCATTGGATGCTTCTCGGCCTGCTCAGTAGCAAATTCCTCCAACTTAGTAACAATTGGAGCAAACTTAGACATAAACTTTGAGGTTGCATCACTGATTGTGCTTGTTAACTTGGACCACGCTTCCGCGTTTTCCTCAAGCTGCTTTCCAACCTCATCAAATTCCGCGTTTAGCTCCTTCTGTTTTTCCGGACTAACTGCCTCAAATCCCTCACCACCTTTCTGCTCAGACTTGCGCATAAGTCGACGCGCCGCGTCTTCATCAAGCCCATAAACAGTTTGCGCGTACTTCTTAACATCCTGCGTCCCGTGAAATGCAAAATCTTTATCGCCCTGCCCCTGGTAGTATCGACGCGAAGCCTCCTCAACCTCCCGCATGCGACGCCCAGCAAGATTAAGCGCCTGTGGCCCCTGACCCTCTCTCATCAATCTATTGAATTCTTGCGCATCCTTTAGAGCTTGTCCGATCTGCCCATACTTAATACCGCCTTCACGAAGAATGCCCTCTCCACCAATCCGGGTGATCCTCCCGGCTTGATCAATCATGCTACCCAAAGCACTTCTTGCTCGATCGCTGCTAAGCCCAATCTGAGTCAACGAATCAATAAGATATTTATATTGCCCAGGAATCTGAGCCACATTTTCGGCGCTGGTTCTCAGCGTACTAAACTTCTCACCAACCTCCGCAACACTTTTGGCCACTTCATACAAGGCCGTAGGCAACAAGGCGACAGCTGTTGCCAACCCACCAATGCCACCGCCAGCCAACTTTGCCATCTCGCCGAATTCGCGCAGCGGCAAACCGGTCAACTGCGAACCAAAACGCCCAAGGTCTTTAATTGCTGAATTGACGCCTTCATGGATAAGTTTACTATGTTCTCGTAACTCCTTAGACTGCTTTGTAACTTCACCAAGATTTTTTCCTAGTTTTTCGATCTCCTTGTTGGTCTGCCCAGCAATCTGCTGACCAATCTCCTTGATCTGAGAGTCCTTTCCGAACTCCGCAATAGCAGCCTTGATACGCGCAAGCTCAGGCGTCGCCTCGTCAACGAGACGTACAGTCAGCGTTAGTTCTTGTTCAGACGCCATGACTGTTAATCGCGATCCGTATCTTCCGACTCATTCCGCTGTAATTCAGCCAGCCGAATTGAATAACGCATATGCGTTTTCACCTCGTTCAACGGCATGTCGAGGAACACCAGAGGCGAGCAGTGGTAGTAATGAGCTAGACGATAGCAATCGAGCGCAAAATCGTCGTCTTGACCTACCAAGACGTTGGATCGGGGAGAAAAAAACGCCGCAACCTGTATGAGCATGAATTCCAATCAACAGGATGCATGTCATTGAGCAATGGCAACAGCACGCCGCTCAACTGCGCCATCATTTTCGTCATCTTGGCTTCATCGACGACGATCTCTCCCGTTCCATCGATACGCACCGGATTGCCGCACATGACAATGTCACGGCCAGTAGGTTCGCGAAAGGTAAGTTCCGTCAGCCGTTCGCGCTTATTACCAAAGATCGACTTGCGCAACAGTTTGACCGTGATCGGCCAGGAGTCGTTTGGCTCCTGCGCCTCGACCGGCGCGCCGGTCATGTCGACCAGCGCGTTATCCTGTGGCGGCTCTGGCTGCTTTGGTTGCTTTGGTTGCTGCTCTTCCGATTCAGCAACAAAACCCTCGCGTAACGCTGGCTTAGTCATCTAAACGTCCTCTTGTTTTACCGTGTGCTAACCACAGCCGGAATGTAGACCGACGCAGGCGTGCTCTGCCATGCCGTCACCGCCATGCCCTCCCAGCGAACGCGAGTTTGACCATCACGAGTATTTTGTTCAAGACCCGCTTTGCAGATCGCATCGGTCATCTGCCATGTCCAGCCATTGGCAAGTTCAGCGACCACCGTGATGTCGAACTGCAGATCAAGCGTCTGAATGTCAAAGTTTGACACCGTCGACAAATCTGCTTCGATGTACGGCACGCGCGGTAACTCCTGATAACCGTGAATGCCGTCTTGCCCCGCCAGCATGGTTCGTTCGAGCATGCTGTGCGAGATCGTAAAGTTGCCACGCAACGCGACTTGCACGCCGTCCACGTTGAGATGCGCAACACCTGCAATTTTCTGTGCCATTGTAGCTTACTCCTCCTATTCACACGACATCGCGCACGGCAACGTCGATCGGATTATGTTTTCGATCAAGCCGGAAGAACGCCAGTCACGCCGAACGTATTGCCTGTGGCCGCATCAATCTGAGCATTGTACTGCAGCCGGAACTGAGCAAGGACTGCAAACACTCTCAGTTGATTGATGAGATCAGGCGGATAGAGCACGTTGATCCGGTTAACGTCCTGCGTGTCCCTTTCAACAATAAGGTTCTGGACGAATTGACCGGCGTTTTCGACAAGGCCGTTGAACTGATCAATCAGATATTCCGAGATCAATTCCCCTTTGATGACGGACGGAGTGACGATCGCTTGGCCAGGACCGTAACGCGTACCGTCATTGGCGAGCTTCATGCGCGGGAACTTAGTGGTGATCGCTGACTTCTGGTTACGAATCAACCGCGCCAGCGTCGCCAACGTGGTGACCAATTCATAAGCCGTATCAGGGTTGCCATAGAGGTTCAGCTGATAGGTCGTAGTCTCACGCGAAATCATCGGCTGATTGTCAGAACCGGGTTTTTGAGTCGCAAGACCGTTGCTGGCAAGCCCTTGCAGTTCGTTCGCATCAAAACGAGTATGCAGCGGAGCCAGCTTGATCTGATTGAGAGTCAGAGTCTGCAACGGACGCGCCGGATCGTTAAGCAGTGCCCGCTGTGCCTTCGCCGTGTAGGCTGCGGCCCACTCATAAACCGGCGACGGGCTCGCCACCTCGACCGCCATTACCGACGACACGCCGGAATTGCGCGTGTTACCCCATGTGATCAGATTGGGATAGGTGTCGCGCTTGGCCGAGAACAGATGGCCGTACAACTGACGCATCCAACCCCAACGCCCGGAATCCTCGAATCCGTATTCCTGCTCCCACGCCATCAGCGAAGTCGAGTCAGTATACGGGATCGCCACGTACTCGAAGATTTGCTCACCGAGTGCAGAAATGGCAGCATCGAAGATCGGCGCGCCAGTACCGCCCGCCAACTTCCCGCCAGTCGGCAAGGTCATGACCAGACCGGGAGGATTGATTTCACCGCCAACACCACCGAAGTAATTCGTCTGCACGGTGATATCGTTACCGTTCAAACCCATCCACCGACAGGTAAGCGTGACCGTACCAGTAGCAGCAGCAGCATCAACTGGGAGGTCTTCTTGAGCAGTGACGGCATCAGCAATTGCAGTCGCGATGTCATCGGCTGTGTCACTTGGCACGACATTAACCGGAATGTGCTCACCACCGATGTAAAGATGAATCGTACCAGCATCAGTTGGCGGCGTCGTGACCACGATAGTGCCAGTAGCCGCCACACCAGCAGTCACCGTCACGGGTAAGCCGAAGACTTGATTCCCTACGTTATTTTTGAAGTAGCTTTTGAACATTCTGGCCAATTCAGAACCTTGGCCAAATGCTGCATCAGCCTGCGCCTGTGATCCGATCGCCAGCGGAATATCCGGCGTAGCACTGCCGCCTCCAACGCCACTGATCATCACGCCAGTGAGCAGCGCCGGAAATCCAAGGACTGGAAGCCCGGCTTGTGAAGGATCAACCTCGACATAGTAAAGCGGGATTTTTATGTCACTAGGAATGTTCGAGAACGAAATGGGCATGCCACATCTCCTTTTACTTAGAGTTATTAAGAACGCGCAGGCTCAGCCGCTGGTGTCGACTGATGCCGATGCTGCTGATGCTGAGATTCTTTCTGTTGGTGATTCTCAGCAATCGTAATCGATCCATCGGCAAGACGCCGATGCGTAAACCGATCGAGCGGCCATTCGACCGATCCGGACGAACGAAACGCTATCGCGTGCGGATGACGCAACACCGAACGCAATTCATCGCTGGCGGGAACCACACGAACTCTTGGCGGCGTCATATTCTTAGCGATAGCGCGTAGACGCGCTTGCTTTGCAGCAATGCGTGTCGAACGTGGATCAGGACGCGGAGCCGCGTCCATGCCCGTACGAGTGGCCATGATCTAGTCTCCCTGGTTTGTAAAAAGCGGTGAACCGCTTTAGAAAACGAGTTCGATCACTTCACTTTCCAAGTGATCTTCTCGCCTAGAAGTGCGTCCATGCGGTCGCACAATCGAAGCCAAAGCTCTTCACGCAGGATCGGGCGATGCGATGTGAGATGATGTGGCACTGCAAAACGTCTGGGAACATGACGCGTATACGTGTACGAATGTACTGGCCTTTGCTTTTTTGAAAGTCGCGAGCGCGGCCAGACCGAAGTTGTCATGACACCGTCTGTCGGTTCTTCCGTGTTCGGGTAATGCCGATGCATATCCTCGATCTGCCACACTTCAAGCTCGTGCTTCATGTCGGTCGTACTGAAAGTCGTCACGGCAGCAATCGTTCGATCGATGCACGCTTGAAACTCCGAAGTGTCGATCGTTACTTCAATCGCCATCAGGACGCTGTTAAATCGTACTGAATTGTAAATGGATCGTTCGCGCCAGGATCGAATGGCCAGGGATAAGCGACGGTGACATGCACCGTATCGAGCGTATCCGTGATGACAGGTGGGAAGCCGGTACGGAACATGATGGTCAGATCCATTTGCAGTTCAGCAAACGGCGTTTCATTGTTCTGCCCAGAATTACCAAATGCATGCCTGCGACTGCCACGCGTTACGGATTCAATCTCAACCGCAGGAAACGGCGACGGCATCGGGAACGTGTGCCACATTGGATTGGTCAGCAGATTCATGAGCGTCCAGTGCGCCGCGTCGAGACTATCCTCTGCCAACTCAGTATCATTGTTCAACAACCTAACCGAAAAGCCAAGTTTCATGGAATTGATAAACCGGGGCTCACCAGCATTAGCATCACCATCCGGCGACAACGTTTCTTCCATAAAATAACAACCCAGATACGGAAGATGTTCTGGCTGAATGACAGGAGCACGTGAAGTACCAAAACGCTTGATGGTCGAAAACGTGGGCACAGCTTTGATACGCTCAAGCAGCCCACGACAGATGATATAACTGTACGAATACAGATCGGGCGTCAAAGTCATGATGCTGTAACAGCCCGCTTGAGTATCAGCGTCACTTCACCACCTGCATTCCCAGCCCAGTGAACGTTGTCAATTTCAAACGAGCCACCCGCAACACCGCTATCGAACGGAATATCGACCAGATCGCCCTGCAACGGCTGCACCGTAAAATCGGATTGCAGAATGTAAAGTTCAGTACGCGTATCCTGATAGATCGAACCGTCAAGCCCAACCACTTCAACCTCGTTGGTGTCGAAGATACCGCGCGATGCGTAAGCTGACTGCCCAGGCTGACTATTTACCGGAGTAAACGTCACCGGCCGCGCAAACACCTCATAGCACGGCGTATACACCAGTAGTGCGAAGTTGATAGCCATCTAGCTAAACCGGAAACCTCATGTAGTGAGTCAAAATGCTCTCGACCGCCGTCAACGTCGGTGATTTGGCACCAACTGAACGTAACAATAATTCATTCGGATCAAAAAACGACACCCGCGCGCCTTTATGACTGATCTGTCGAACACCAGCCGCCTGCGCCTGCACCATGCGAATACGTTCTTCGCGAATTAGTAGCACAGCCGCACGTTTCAACGGCAACGGAGTCTCAGTTGGCACATTATAACCACCCCAATAATGCACCGTGACCGGATGATTCCAACTTGCTGATACAGCGCCACCAAGCTGAATATTAGAAAGCTTGCCTGCAGCTTCTCCAAGTTCATAACCACCAACCGGCAACACATCAAGCCCACTGCCAACTGAAATACTGATAATATCCGCAGCCTTGACCGGCCAATGCGTCAGATACAACCGGCCATTCATCGTTTCACGCCACGTCTCACTCACTTCCTCGTAACCAAACGTAACAGTCGGATGTCGATTAGCTCGCTCAGCAATTTCTTCAGAAAACGTTGTGATCATCGATTGTATGATTGCGTCTTGCGACGTATCAGTTAAACTGATACCAAGCCAAAGCTTAGCTTCGTCCAACGTCAACAAATCGGTTGACGTAGCTGGCGTCAGAATATTAACCGTAATATCAGCCATGGCTCAGCCAGTTTCAGTTTGAAATTGTTCAAACAACCCACGCAATTCCAGCGTCGGTCCACGCGATCCATCACTTAGCAACGGCACTGCCACGAAATTCTGCCGATCAATCGACCAGCCTTTCAACACAATTGCCTTACCCGGTTCACCTTGTGGACCCTGTAAGCCGCGCTCACCCTTCTCACCGGCAATGCCGCGCTGGCCTTGCCGTGCGATCATTTGCCAATCAGGGCCGGGACAAGAACCAGGGTTATCACAACGCGAAATAAAACTCGCACCATTACAAACCGTGATGTCGAGTTGCTGATACTTCACTTCGGCATCATAAGTACCGCGCACCTGCGGCGTGCGCGCATCTTGACCACCAGCCGCAATACAAATCCAATCCGCACTTGTACCCGGTTGCAGACCAGTATCTACACTTGCCTGAAATGTACTACGCTCGTGACACACAACATCACCTGCATAGAACACGGTATCAGACTTCCATATCTTCACAACTGATAATTTGCCAGGAAGCCCATCGGCACCACGCTCACCTTGCTCCCCGCGCGGACCAACAACCGATTCACCGCGCTCACCTTTCGGTCCGATCGCACCTTCACGCCCAGGCACACCCTCCAGACCTTGCTTACCCTGCTCACCTCGTTCACCGCGCTCCCCGCGCTCTCCGGACAGACCGCGCTCACCGCACGGTCCCATCGGACCGATAGCGAAATCACCGGGATCACCCTTGCGGCCTTGCTCGCCTCGAACACCGGGCGCACCGTCACGCCCCGGCACGCCGTCACGACCAGCCGCACCAGCGAGTCCAACTTCGCCGCGCTCGCCCGGATCACCCTTTGGCCCTGGCTCACCGCGCGCACCATCGCGCCCAGGCAAACCACGTTCACCCATCGGACCCGCCGCTCCTTGTGGACCCGTTGTGCCCACAGGCCCCCTCGGCCCTTCAGGACCAATGATGCTCAGCCCCGGCGCTCCCTGCGGCCCCGAATCGCCTTTAATGGCCTCTCCCTTTGGCCCTGGCGGCCCCTGGAGCCCGGTTTCGCCCTTGACCCCATATCCCTGCGCCCCCTGCGGTCCAGCCTCTCCACGAAGCCCCTGCGCACCCTGCGGACCCATCGGTCCTGGCAGTCCCGACGCACCGCGCTCGCCTACCGGACCCATGACGCTCATACCGTCGCGTCCTGGCGCACCATCCGCACCATCGTGAACCTGCCCCAGCCGCTCCTGCGCCAAAGTCATAAAATCCAGTAGTTTCTGACTCAGAATTGCCTCGAACGCCCGTTCGCGCTCGGCCTGCCGCACCTCGAACGCCCGCTCACGCTCGGCGTCACGCACCCGCAACTCCGACACCAACTGCATCGCTTGTGACTGCATCAGCGCCTTTTCGCGCTGCCACGAAACGCGTTCTTGCACCAGCGTCTCGGCAAGAGCTTCCCGCCATGCGTCAAGTAAAAGGTCGCTGGATTCGGGAAGCGGCATTGAGAAGTCGTTGTGTCTCTCTTCTAATGTCATCGCTGGAAGCCTTTGGCGGCGGTGGCTTTGGTTTAGTTGCATTGATCGGTGCAGCCGATGGCTGACCGGAAGCAGGCGGCGCTGGCGGCGGATGTGGCCCGCTGGCCGCACCCGCAGCACCGGGAGGAGTGATACCTGCAGCTGCTTCCAGCGGGACCACCTGTTGCTGCACGCGCGGTGAATCGCCGTAAGGAACGCTGTCGAGACTTTCCAGATTGCGTGCTTCGTTGGGTGAATAAATGCCACCCATGACGCCTTCTTTCAGTGCCTCAATGCGATCCTTCATCGCCGAACGCAGCAACGCGGCTGTCGAAAGCTCGGTGTACTCGTCAGGCTCACCCTTCAATTGAAACAAGCGATCAAACGCCTGCTCGATGTGATTGAGCGTAAAACCCAGACCCGTCGAAACCCAGAACTGCATCAGCGCTTCGGTCGACCCGAATGCCGTCCCGCCCAGACCAAGAAGCGCCAACGGAATACGAAACACCAATGCGATGTTCTGATTAGAGTACTTCAGTATCTCGGCCAACTGAGAATCACGACCGCCTGCTGACCACGGCACCACTTTCAAGCCATGCGTCAGAACTGGCGTCTTGCCTTGTGAAAGTCCTTTCGAACGTTCATCCCAGCGATCCTGCAACGCCTGCACCTGATCAATATCAAGATCAAGATCAGTCGAGATCACCGCCGCCGGTCGCGCTTGGTTCAAGTAAAAATTGATCTGTTGCGACGTGATCGCCCCTGTCGTCGTCAAGTCGTTGACCGCCGCCAACAATGGCGACTGACCCCACAACGGAAACGGATAACGTCGATCGGCATGCATCCGGATATGCAAGACATCGCGCTGCGGTACCAAGATCGGATACTCATCCACCAAATATTGCTGCACCACCATGTTGCCGCCGAGGCGATAAAACACATCACCAGTCGGCGCGACCATTGGCTTGCATAGATTCGAATCCATCAAATGTAATTCGGTGACTTCGTATCGGTCATTGCGCAACGCCAGCGCATAGGCGTTACCGTCGAGATACAATTGCCGTGTCGCATTGAGCATGAAATCGCTGCTGGTCTGATAAGAATTCGGCGTGCGCAGAATGCGCGACAATGCCGAATTCTTCACCCGGTCACGACCACCTTTGTTATTTGCCCGCCAATGATCTCCGGTACACATCGCAACAGTTTGCGAATAAGCCGACACGCAAGCTTCGACCATGGCCGACGCTGACCCAAGTCCACTCGGGTCCATTCCAAGTTGCCACCAATTCGACGGCGCACCATCCGGCAACCAGCCGCCTGTAATCGGTAATTGGTACGGTCCAGGGCGAACTTCTCCTTCCACTGCGCGTGTGATGCTGCGCAATCCGCGAGCAAGCAATTGCCGCGCCGAGATCATGTTTAACTAAACCTTTTGAAAAGAGCGCCGGGCGCTTACAGTCGCCCCCACAGTTTGAAGCACGTCAATTCGTGCTGGCGCACTCAACTCAAGACGACGACGGCGGCTTTGGTGCCGGACGCGGCTGTGCCGCAGTCGTGTGCCGGGTCTGATAATGCCCTGACCGGCCGCTTTCCATATGCTTGGTCATGGGCTCAGCCTGTCCATGCGGATCAGGATCACCGCCATCTGGTTCGTGCTCGGTGAAATGCTTGCCAAGCGCGGCTTCATCATTTTCTTCCTGCGTCGGAGTCGGTTTGCCTTTGGTGCGCTCGGCAAACTCCTCCAGTGATTTGGCCTTGGCCTCGCGGCCAGCTTCCAAACGGCGCTTGTTGTCTTCACTCAGTTCATGCTGTTCAGCCATGTCGGCCTCCTTACCAAAGATCAAAGCGCAGGTGAGAATTCACCCGCGCCATTATTCAAGCTACCACGTGATAGCGCTCGTTGTAGCAACCATTCCAGACCGCCTAAATGACCAATTAAGAGGGAAGATCATTCGAAGCGCCAATGAATCCGTCTGGAACAGTGAGCGTTGTGGAGAAGCGACAGTACCGGGTGAGCCGCTGACAAGGTCGGCCGGTGACGTATCTTCCATATGGAGCGTGGCCTGATCAGAAATCTCGAACCGCATGGCGTCGGCCTGCATCACCACGAAGTCGGCGGCGTCCACCAGGATCACCGTCTTCGGCGGCACCGTCGCCGAGTCGATGATCGGAATGTTGTTCAGCGTGCCACGGCCGACTTCGTCCTTGAACGGGAAGACGCCCGTGTTAGGAGCGCTGACCAACGATGCTGACAGCATGTCCGCCGGGTTCATCAACCAAGCCGGTGAGCGGATGTTGCCGTAGGTGGCAGTGACCAACGCACCGATCATGTTCTTGATGTCGCCAACCACCGCCGCAATGCCGCCACCCGCCGTTGCACCCACTGGCGTCACGCCATTGAGAATGCCAGCCGGACGAATGGTGGTCGCCGGATTGTTGTCGAGCAAAACCGAATCCAACGAGATCGCCGTATCCTCTTGGATCGCCTGCCGCAGCACGCCCTCGATCGCAGGAATGCTGTGATCCGCCATCTCACGCGTCCACGTCGTGATCACGGCCATCTTCTTCGGAATGAAGGTCTGGCTGGTGAACGCGCCCTGCCGGACCGGGATCGCCATGCCTTCACCAACGAACGATCCGGCAATCGTCGGCGTCCGCGACCGGGTCGGCAACAGGATTTTCCCGGCCTGCCCGAAACTAAGCGACGTACCCTTGGCCGCCAGTCGCGGGAAGATGCTTTGCGGAAGCAGCAAAGCCATCATGTCGGCGTAGATTTGATGCACCAGTTCTTGTGCCCAACCCACCACCGTGGTCATGGCAGGCGCTGACGGTGCGCGCATCGTCCAGTCGAGCACCACCTTGTGCGCTTCGTCATCACCATAGATGCGAAGCCGTTCGACATCCGGCAGCGTGCCCCGGATTTTCGCCATGCCATGGCAAACACCAGCATGCACGAGATAATCGATCGGCTCCCAGTCCTTCTTCGAGTGTTTAACGATGATCGGCGCGCTGACACCCTCATTAGTTGGCGTACGATATGGCACCAGCGAACGACGAGTCGGGGCACCATTATCTTCACGAGCGGTCGCGGCCCCTCGCGTCTTTTCATAATCGACCAATGCAACATACTGATTCTGCAGTTGCTTGATCTGCGCATTCAGCAGCGTCGACTTCTCCAAGTCAGCGTCGCTAACATTGGTGTCGTCCTGCTTGCTGAAATGCTCGTCCAGTTCTTCCAGCTTATTGGCGATCTGCTGTTGCAGATCAATAATACGTTGCGAAAGCGGAACCGTGCTCATGGCTCGGTCCTTCCCTTGACTACGAGACGTGTCGCCTTGCTTGGCAATGAAATCCCGCCGTACGATGCCGCCCTGATTGCCATGCTTGGCGAAGACGACATCCATCGTGGCCGGACTAACACCCAGCGATTTGGCAACCGCCAGGGCATTCGGGTTGGCTGGCACACTCACCAGCGACGTTTCGAGCAGTTCCTGTTTGAGATAGCGCTGACCGGCAAAACCGCCGACGTTCAGACTTTTAAGCGGCACCGCCTCGATCGGATGAAAACCAACCGAGACCGTACGCAGGATTCCAGCATTGACCAGCTTGCGTATCTCGTCGATGCGATCGGATGTCCCTTCCGGCGCAAGCTCCAGATGCCCGCGCAACGCGCCTTTTTCCACGCGCAAATTGTGCCAGCGACCAATCGGAAAATCGCTCTTGTGATTGAACAACGCAATCGGATTGTTCTTGAACGACTCGATATCCCAACCGGCGCTGCTGATGACATCGCCCATGCGATCGACAGTCTCGTCGCTCAACACGAATTCCATACCGCTCACAGTCGCACTATGCGACTTGTGCAAGACCGATTTATGCACTGCCGCTACAGCGGCACGATTCTCCTGATAATCGGTCCACATCACCTGACATTCGTCTTCGTCCAGATCATCGGTGCAGCGATCCATGAACTCTTCATAAGTCTCGTCGTCATCCGGCGGATCAACATTGTCATCACCGTTGTCTTTTGCTTTTTTCGGCGGTTCGCCACCGTGCTCGGCGCGCCACATCGAAAGGCATGCCGCCACCGCCTGCTCTTGCGGCCGTTTGCCGTCGCCCATCATCTCGGGCACACACCTTGCGCTGAAATCACTTTGCGATTCACCCGGCTTTGGCTTCATCGGCATTGCTGCCTCCTTCAGTTATTCCACGGATGCAATGGATCAGTCGGTCGGCCTGATGCATCGCAGCCACGAACGACACGTTTGACCGTATTGGTACGCTCGTGCTGAAACCATTCGTCGATCAGGCGTTCATGCAATTCACGCACAACCTGCCGTTCCGGATCATTGCGCACGCGCTCGATCAGTTCGGCCTTCGACGGCACCAGCAAGATCATGTCGCCTTCGACGACAGCAAGTTTCTCACGCCACCATGCGCGAAGCTTTTCCGATGCCGCCGTGATGATCACCCAGGCCACATGCTCGCGTGGCGCACACGCCAATTTAGCCAATCGCCTGTTGCGCTCGGTCAACAGCAGCGGCGTGAAATCAGACGAACGATCACGGCCCAGGCTCCAATCCTTGGCGATCGTGTCGATGTCAATCAGACTATCCTCTGGTCGCTTGTGCTCACGCACATAAGTCGACTTGCCAGCGGCAGGCGGACCGCACACCAGCACGACACGGCAATTCGGCTTCGGCAGGCGTTCCGGCCGCGCCAGATCACCGTACGGACGCTGCAGCGTCCTACCTCTTTTTTGCGCTCTGCTGAACAAGATGTTTAGCCCGATGCTTGGCTCGGATGGGAGCCATGATCGTTTCATCAATCGGATTATCAACTGGACCCAAGATGGCAGCATGCAACGCGGCATCCTGCTTGTTGCCGTTCTCGTCCTCGTAAAAGAATTCGTTTGAAACCGTGTCAGAATCACGCGGCGATGGCACGCGGCTTCTCCTTCTTGACGCGACCGACATACTGCTTGAAACGGCTATAGGATTCCGGGTCTTTGAGATTCAAGCGCCCACGCCAGCCGCTGTTCAACAGCAATTCCTTGCCACGCGGTGAATCAGCAATCTTCCAGATCGACTTCGGATCATCGCTGCGTACCAGCTTCAGCAACTCGTCATCCTTGGTCTTCGGCAATTCCATTTCAGTCTGCGGCGGCTCCTCGTCCTCATCCGGCGGAAGATCAATGTCCGCCATGCCGTAATCTATTGCGTATTGCAGACGCTGACGATCATCCATCTGATCCCAGTACTCGCCCTGATATTCTTCTACGCTATCATTCAAATAACTCGGTGGATCGACATCACCCGCATCACTCTCGGCCTTACCGTTGAACGTTCTAATAACGACCGATTCCAGCTGACTACGCATGTCTTCAGTCAATCGTTCCGAAAGCTCGGCGGGTTTGATCCCAGGCAAATTCATTTGATCAGGACTCGGCCCGCCGATCGGCTCTTGCAGCTTCTTATCATCCCATGACAGATCAGGATCGTCACGTCCCTCGCCAGAACTAGATTCGTATTCCTCGATTTTCAACGCATCGAACAACTGTTTGTCAGTATACGGAATCGCGGCGTCACCATTCTCGTCACGTATGTCACGCACCTCATTGAGCGCGTCAGTAAACCACACTGGTATCTCTTGCATGCGATTAAAATCATCTGCAAGCGTCCGCTTAGCTTCTTCCAACGCCTGACCACTATCACGCCAGCTGTCTACTTCACTCTCGTAAAACTCATCATGTGTGCGAGCCATCCAACGCTGTTGAACCGCCTCCTGCTGATCGTCGCCAAGCATGCTCCAGTCATCGGCTTCTATGGTATTGCCACTACGCGGCGATCCGGTTGAGCTATATAATTTTCCAGCCAACGTACTACGTAATGACGCCCACGCCGCTGGCGTAGGCACGTAGCCGTACTTAGCCCAGGCATAGCCACCAACATCAATATTGGCCGTGACATTCACTTCGTTGATGCCAAGCGCCTCATACACTTCGACATTGCCTGCCAGCACTTTCTTGCCAACATTGGCGTGAGTCTTGCTTTTTTGCAGCTTAAAATACGCGCTGTAGGCCGAGTGTTTGACCGGATCGATATGCCGCTCATAGTTACCGATTTTGTTGCCATTACTGTCATACAAATACCCCCTCACATCAAAATGCCCGCCATCGTAACTGATAGTCATATCGGACGGTACGCCACCAAGAAACACATCCTTGAACGCAGCTGGCTCAATACCGATCTGATCATTCCATTTTTTGATGATCGCCTGCTCACCACCAGACGGAGCACTGATTTTCACTTTAGCCTTGTCAAAATCTTCCTTAGCCACCGGCTTCGGGCTCTTGCTCAGCTTCGGTTTGCTGATTGGCTCAGATACTGATGATGCTGATGGTATCGGTTTCGGAATCGATATCGGTTTTGGCGTAGCCGGTTTTACACCCGGCACCTTGCCGCCACCGCTGCCACCGCCACCATCGGTCCACTTGCCAGACTCATCGCGCGGCTCATCAGACACATCATGCGCCGCCCTCGGCACCGTGATCATGATATTGTCGAAACCATTGGCCAAATGGCCGTTGGCGTAAAAGAACCGGTACGCGACTTCGGCAAATTTCTGGTAAGTCGCCGGATCGAGCAGCCGTTGCGCATCCTTCAGCGAGATCAGCTGATAGCCCTTGGACCCTGCCGGTTTCTTGGCAATGCCCTGATCCTTGGTCCACTTATCGGCGATCTCGATCAGCTTGGTGATGCCGATATCAACACGTGCGATCTTAACTTCACGGCCGTCGTTCTTCAGGTTGCCGTCTTCGGCATCAATCCCCAACTGCCCGGCCCAGGTATGATGCCCGTCGAGAATGTAGTCATCTTTTGAAATCACCAACCGCTTGTAAAAACCACGATCCTTAATGCGCGCCATCTGCGCCGCGACCTTAGTACCGTCGATCTCGCTTTGAGTGGCGCGAAGATTGGCGGATTTCTCACGCCCCTTCTCGATATCGTAACCTTCTTTCTTGAGGTACTTGATGAATTCCTTGGTGCGCTTGGCCGGGATCACCGGCATCTCAGCGCGAGGAATGCCGATCTGATCCGCACAGAATAAGTTGGTGCCTGCAATACTGACGTTGCAGAGATTGAAAACCGGCGCAGTCTCGCCATGCTCAGCCATCTCGGCCGCCGTCTCGCCGAGACGCTTGATCAGCGTCGAGACTTGCTTGACTTGATTTAGCTCGACCTTGCGATTCTCGAACAGCGCCCGCTGCGCATCATAAACATTGCTGGTGTGAATGGTACCCTTGCTGTCGAGATAAGCATGCGGCGAATACCCCTTACCGGGATGCTTGGCACCCTTTGGCGGCTTGGTTTGCTGAACGCTGCCACTGCCGCCACCGCCGCCATCGGTCCACTTACCGCCTTCGTCGCGCGGCTCGTCGGACACATCATGCGCGAATTTACATTGTTTTTTCAAACCACCAAAATCATGATCAATGACTTTTATATTTTCTGGTTTAACCGGTTCAGTCAGTACATGCTCAAATCCTGCTCCAGAAGTTTGTTGTGCTGATGACGGCACTTTCACCGAAAGCAAAGCAAGTTGTGTATCTTCATCAAATTGCTCCCCTAACCAATTCGTTATAGCGTCTTCAGCCGCTACTATCGACGTAAACGTATAAATTGCAGGTTGCGGCTCTTCAAGAAGACTAGCTCTATCACCAATTGTTGGCTGAAGCCCATTCTGCATAATATTCGGAACATTTTCAGTTGGCGTCACATGATAAAGTGTTATGTGACTGCCACCACTATCGCTGCCACCACCACCACTACCACCACCACCCGTCCACTTACCGCCTTCGTCACGCGGCTCGTCAGACACATCGTGCGCAGCTCGTGTCAGCACTGACTTAGCTTTCCATCACGCAGAGCAACTGCTCGATCGAGCGCGCTTCATGCCGACACGTACGATTAGTTCCCACAAGCCATTCGTTGAAAGCGCGTTGTTCGTGATTAGTTTCGATCCAAAATTCATCAAGCACAAGTATCGAACCGTAAACGAGCCGTGACCCGATATTCTTGAGCACGGTTTTGGTCGAACTGTAGAGATCACAATCGATGTGAACGAGCGCGACATCGCCTTTATGAGTTTCCAAAAACTTCGGCAACGTATCCTCGAACATCCCGACAATCAGTTCAGCATTATTCGGTACTTCCGGAATCGGACAACTGAAATGTCCTTTCTGGTAGCTGCTCCACGGTTCCGGCAGTCCTTTGAAACTGTCAAAACCATAGATCATCCGATTCAACAACGGCACACTACCTGCCAGACAACGAAGCGTCGTGCCAGTCGCAACACCGAATTCAAGTATCAAACCTTCTGGTGCAAGCGCTGCAGCATGCCGCAGCACTTGAAACCGATCGACGTACCAAACCGTATGAGACGGTGTGCGCATCACAACTTCACTAGTGCGCTGGCCCAATCACCAAGATCGTCCTGCTTACAGACTTTTATGTTCTGATAAAACGGCGACAGCCAACGCCAACTGGACCAGTAGCTCAGCAACAACTTGATGTTCGGATGCCCGATCGCACCGGCAAGATGAATCGCAGCCGTGTCAATTGAAACTATCGTATCGCAACATTCCATCAGTGCTGCACAGTCGGCAAAATCTTCGAAGTCAAACTGTTCGATACCTGCATCGGCGCAACGTTGCTGCACGCTGACCAGACGCACGCCGGGCAACGCTTCGACCAGCAGCGGCAGCGGCAGCGCTCGCGGATAATCACCGCTATGCGCCACGCGTGGCGACCACGCCACGCCAACAAGACGGCCATGCGTATTGCCAAGCGTGCGCCGCCATTTGTCGACCAAGATCGGATTGGTTTGCAAATACGAATCAAGCGGCACCGTGTCTGGCTGCTGCCACAGCATCCGCAACAGAAACAATAGTGAACAGAAATAATCAGCAGGCACCGGCTCGTTCACGACTGGCGCAACTTGCTCGCCCAGACGTTTCAATTCCGGCGGCAACCATAGTATCACTTCAGCGCCCATCGACCTGAGCATGCCAACGTAACGCAGACACATGATCGAATCGCCGAAACCGTGATCGTGAATCAGCAAAAGACGCTTGTCATGAAGCGGCTCACCGCACCAGCGCCGCAGCCCGAATTCAACACACTCAAGATATTGCGGCCGGGTAAACAACGAGCCGCTGGTCTCGATCGCCGTGGCATACAAATCAAAACCTTCGCGCCAATGACCCAATTCTAATAAACACATTCCAGAATTATATTTTGCAGCTAGTGTATCAGCATACGATGCTGCGGTTTGAAACGCTACCAGTGCATTCAGCAACTGATCACCGCTGCGCATAGCCTCGCGCCCAGCATCGAGAAAATGTACGTACTTGTCGATCACTCCGGGCGATGTCTGTTTCGGCACCGCACGATAACCGATATGTTGCCCGCCACGATGAATCGCGATCTTCGAGCCGAATGGAATCGTGGCAAGGTGCCCATTTGCTGTTCGGACTGACAACACTTCGCCGTCAGTAGTCAGCGCTCGCCAACCATCAACGGTTTCTTCGACCGCCAGAATTGGCAGTAGGTCTGGCGGATCAAAATTTGCGTAACTTTGTTTGCTTGCCATAGGCATTTTAATCTGCTAGGTCATGATTTCTTAGGCACGGTGCATTACGGTCTAATCGGCACTGCTGGGTAAGGCGTGTTAATGCAGGCGCAGTATGGTGCGGCACAGAATGGTCGGCTTATCCCGTAACGGCGAGGCTTGACAAGGCAGGCTAAAGAAAACGGTCATTCTCACGAGTGACCGTTTTCACTTTTATAGAATCACTTCCAATTTGGCGTAAGCCAACTAATACCTCTTGGATCACGTAGTGCCCACGACACTGGCCATCGAATTTTCAACGCCAGCGAATCAGTTTGATACATCGATTTTCGCGGTCCAGCTGTCGGCACTGCTGATGGCACAGAATCCATATGCAGCGCTGCAGCAGTTGCAACTTCGACATGCGGAGCAGGATCAAGCGCGGCCACTAATGCAGCAGGTGCAATTGCGAGCATATCGCCGCCAATCGAATTTGTTCCAAGCACAACAACATTGCTGGCTTCGAAAATGAACCGCAACGCCATTGAAACAGCACGACCGGGTGAGACAACAATTAGATACGGTCCATTTTGACCAACTGATGAAACAGCGTTAATCAACGATGTTAAATCTTCAGCAAATGCTTCAACGGAGTCAGCATTATTACTTGCTGTCAACGCAGCGATGCCGTTACGCAAACCAGCTGGTCGCGCCGCTGTTGCCGGATTGACATCGAATAACGTGTCATCGAGCGCACAACCAGCAGAACGCATCAAGGCATCGCCGATCAGCTGCTCGGCATTACTGGATTCAATCATTTCACGTGTTAGCACCGCAATTGATGCAAGCTTGAACGGCGTCAACAACGCTGGTGTTGCTGATAATTGGCGAACTGGAATTGGATCACCTTCAGCAACAAATCCTGAATTAGCTCCTGATGCACTGAATCCTGGTGCACTGATTGAAGCACGGCCAGCAAAATCAAGTAACAATGAACGTTTGAATACCTCGGCCGCCGCTGTCGCCGGGCCAAGACCAGCCAGCATGTCATTGACAGTTCGTTGCGCTAATTCTGCAGCCCAAGTAGATACCGTCGTCATTGCAGGCGCAGAAGCAGCGCGCTCGATCACTTCCAACGTGAGCTTGTCGCTTGGCCACATCAACGCTGCCGCTTCTTGCGGAGACATCTTGCGTACAATGCCGACTGCTTTCGCTGTCAGCGCCCGCACGAAAGTGTTGCCTTGCGGCAGCGGCAGCGGGTTGCGCTTGAAAGCGCGACCTGAAAAAGCAGATGTCCCGATGTATTCCATCGCCTGTGCCATTGAACTGAAACTCCGCTATCCGATGAGTCGCGCTACGTCGATCTTCGGCTTCGCCAGTGGCGCGACACCCAAAGCCATCGCTAAAGCTACGAGTCCATCAATGCGGCCGGTCGAACGCTTCTTCGACAAGCGTCTGTTACTTGAATCCTTGCCGACATCACGCACGCCGTCGCGGCCTTCAACGATAACAGCATTTGCAACGCACATATTTAAAATCGGATTGTTACCGTGTGCGATCTCACGATCAAGAATGCGGCCTTCCAACTCGCGCAGCGCTGGCGACATCGAGGCGGTACCCTGACCAAACTCAACCCATTGCTCATCGATGATGCGCTCAGGAATGCCGCCTTGCACCAGCCACGGCCGCAGATGCTTGAAATTCCAGCGATCGAATGCGACCTTGCGGATTTTGTGAACTGATAGAATGTTCAGTATCTGCGGCACCACCTTGTCGTAGCTAACGGCGTTGCCGTCGACCGTGTTGAGCAGACCTTCCTTGTACCATTGATCATAGGGCACGTGATCGGTGCGCGAGCGCTCGGCCAGTCCTTCATGCGGCAACCAGAACCACGGCCGCACATGCCAGACCCGATCAATTTTTCCAACAAGAACCATCGAAGTTAGATCGTTAGTTTCCGACAGATCGAGCCCGGCATAGACTTCCTTGCATTGCGTCAGATCACCAACTGGCATACCACACTTGGCCCACAACGCAGGCGCGATGAACTGAGAGATCGCCTCAACGCGCTGGTTCAGGATCAGGTTTCGAAACTCAGCCTCACGCGACGGCATGCGGCGAGCATCTTCCGCCATCGCCCGCACTTCCACCGGGTTCAAGAAGTGACCAAACGCCGGGTTCGCCAGCTTGATGGTGGCTTCTTCGAATGGCGGCAACGTAATCGGCGCAGTGTAGAGCCGGCAGACCACGCGCGGATCGTGACCGGCAATCGCATCCTCGATCAACACCGACAACAAATCTGTGTCAGATGGAGCCTGCGTCGAGATGATAATCGACAATGGATTCTCTTGCGCGCCAGTCGCAGTCTCCAGCGCCTCGTACAGCTTCGAACGCGGACCACGCACTTGACCTAACTCATCATGGACGATGAAACTTGGCGACAAACCATAAGCCGTCGAGGCTTCCGCCGATAGCGCGCGATAGTGCGTACCGACACCGAAACATACTAATTCTTTGGTGCTTTCCTTGACCGTCACAGTGCCACGCAAGGCTGGCGACATGCGCACGATCTTGGCCGCCAGCATGAAGATCAACGCCGCCTGCTCGCGCGATTGCGCGGTCGAGAACAGCTGGCTGTTCGGCCGCGCCATCGGCCCGCAGAGATGCACCAGCAACAACACTGCAGCGAGCGCAGACTTGCCGTTCTTACGACCAAAGCTGAGAATGGCGCGGCGGGTGCCGTGCGGATTGTCATAGATGTTGCGAAGCTCGGTCTTCTGCCATTCGTCGAGCCGGAAGGGTTGACCAATCAGCTTGCCTTCCGGGATGTAACACTTGCGCTCGATCCAATCGATGATGTCGTCACCAGTGGGTTTGCGATTGAATTCCGGTGCCAGCGTCGTCGGCGCTGAAGCGGGCGGCGGCCGGAAGAATGACACCACCACATCTGACACAGCTTCGGGCTCGTCCTCTGCAACCTCTTCGGCCCTGATCTCTTCGTCCTCCTCGAACACAACAGCAGCCTGCGCCGCCGGGCGCGGCGCTGGTGGTCGCGGTCGCGGCGGCGGCGGTGGCGGTGGCGGCTTTGGCGCTTTGGGCGGCTTCGGCTTCGGCGGCTTTGGTGGCTGCGGCTTCGGCGTCTCATCGCCGTCGTCATCTTCGTCGTCGCCCAACACATTGGGCAACAACTCGGTGTCGTCCGTCTCGCCCTGCCAATCCCGTATCTTCCGGCCACGCGGCCGGTTCATCCAATCGTCGCGGAGACGCGCCACTGTTAGTTCCTCGTGTTTTGATCAGGATCGGCTGGCGTCGTGATCGAGGCGTGACCCCAATCGGACCACGGCCGCTCGTTGGTAGTGTCGGTCGCTTTCGAGCCTGCCGTCTCACGCGCATAACGCGATTGATTAGTTAGCCGCAGCCGCGTCGCCAGCTGATCAGCGCGCGAAGTCTCAGCAGCGTGCATGCGATGCGCCTGATAAAGCTCTTTCCTCCACCCCGCCACCTGCTTCCACTGCACCTTGGTCGGCCGCGACATCGACTCAACCTGATTTATCCGGCCCCGCAACGCCGCGATATCGGCGGCGAACGCATCGGCAAAGCAGACGTGACGCACGTAGCCCTTGAGCAGTGGCCGGTTTTCGGAGGTAAACCAATCCACAGGTAGTCGCTGCACGATCGCATCCCACAGGGATACCTCTGCGGGTTCCAAGCCAAGGGGGGCAGGTTCCCTGAGCCCTGGTACGATGACACCCTCGGCCTGGAAGGCACTGCGGGTTTTTGGACCTCTGGTCAGCATGTATATCTCCTTGATATTGCGAGAGAATTCAGCATCCTGTATGAGTTCCTTCAAACAAATAAACCCCCGAATACAATCCTAACAAACAAACTTTTATGGAAAAAATCCTCGTAATTCGGACCGAAAACCCCTTTAATATCAAGTACTTATTGAAAATACCTCCCAACAGGAGAGCGCCGCCGCGCCGGGGGAATGGAACCCTCCGAAGATTTCCCACACCCCCCTACCCCCGGAATTCTCCAACGATATCAATAACATAAGGATGCTTTTTAGGGTTCCTAGGAGTTCCAAGCGAGTTCCACTCAGGCTCCCCCCTGAAAAATGGAACTTTTTAGGACCATATCCACTGATCGAAATATACCATCAGCATTTGATCCTAATCAACGCTAGTGTGTACGAGAAGCTCACTGATGCGCTGAAACGCGAGAGCTACCCACCTAGCGCCCACCTCAATCCAACGCACCACCAACGCCTACAGGCGGCTTTCTAGGACCATCCCAAGGCACCAATCGAAGCCCATCCGGACCATCTCGCACGTCGAGCTTGGCCAGCTTGCCAACCTTACCACGCAGACTCTGCGTTCCGCTGTGCTTCCAGCGCATGATCAGTTCAACTTCAGGATCAACACCACGTTGAAGTAACAATCGCGCGCCATCTAACAAAGGTTCGCGCGCACACAACAGAAACTCACCATCCACATATGCGTTGTAATACCCATCTCGTTTCTTGCGCTCTTCCACATCAAGAAACATCACTTCGTCTCCACTCGCTTTGTCAGTTCACTTCGTCTGCCAGCATGGATGCGACTTATCCACCGGCCAGCCATCTCGGCCAATCTCATTTGAGTAACCACGCTGCTCGATCACACGCTTGATCGAATCATGACATGACGCACATAATGACTGCAATTCACCAAACTCAAATTTATGCCGATCACCTTGATGCGGCTCGACGTGGTCAACACATACAGCTGGCACCACCAAACTACGCGACTGCAAACAGATCACACACAATGGATGCTTAATCAGTTGCGCCCTGCGTCGCTTCTTCCAGCGATTCAAACCATACCACTGATTGCCTGGATTGGTGTGCTTCGCCATGTTCATCACTTGAAGTGAGCGAAGCGTCAGATCGCGGCGTCTGACGCCAGCCCATTTTTCCCGAGACGCAGAACCTGCACGAGAAAAATCCTGCAATGATCACGAACTGATAAATCGTGGAAGCTCGATAATCTCTCGGCAAGCAACGTCGCGATTGATGTTGGTTTCCTCGATGCGCGCTCGCATGCTGAGATGCTCGTCGACCAGCTGCATCAACTCGACTACTTGCGAATAGGCCGGATGCTCAGTCGCCACCACTCGCAGCTTGCGCGCCAGATCACGCAATGGGCTTTCATGTGTCATGAACTGAAACTCGAAGCGCGCTGCGTAGCGCAGTCGATGCGAATTCTGCATCGTACTTCGCCTCCCAACCAGCGATCTATAACCTCGATTCGCCGCCTCGCGCAAGAGCCCATGGTCATAAAATCCTACCTCGCTTCCACGTCAGAACTGGCCAGCAGCACTGGCACTTCGCGACCCAGCAACGCCAGCAAAACCCGCGATCTCTCAGCACCGGACAGCCCATCGTAAACCCCAAGCTTGCCCGCGAACGAACCACGCTTGATGCGCACCGGATCACCTTTCAGCAAGCCTCTCGGCTTCGGAAGTTGCACCAGACCATCATCGTCCTCGCGCTTGCGAATCGCATCCATGATCTTGTTCGCCACCTGCACTGGCTTGCCATCCGACATCAACAAGCGCACCACGCCAACGCTCCAACGCACCTCCCACCAGCGATCCATGATTTCAACAAACACATAGCCGGGAAACAGCGGCACGATCTTTTTCAACCTGCCTTGCTTGATCAGGATTTTTGGTAAGTAGGTTTTGAAGCGCGCTTGTTCGAGGAAGCGCGCAGCGACTCTTTCGCGCTGCGATTCAGTTTGCACGACTGACCAAAACGACTTGGCTGATTGTCGCAACGATGCCATTGCTGTTCTTTCGCAGTCGCCCATCGACAGTTCTTAGGCTCATAATCTCCATTATTGTCAGGATAACGATCAATGGAATGTTGCGGCGAAGGCTTCAATCCCATATCAACCAAAAAATTCTCGAAGCTGTCATTCCAACGCTTACATACTTTCACACCACGACCACCATAATTAGAAAACTTATTTGTGCCAGGAACATTACAACGAGCCCTCATACCAAGCCACGAAGAATATTCAGAAGAAATACCAGAATCTCTAGCATGCCCATGCTTCGCGCGTTTCACAGATAATTCTTTATTCAAACAACCACATGATCCCGTATGCCCACTAGTTAAACTACCAGTACTAACTATCAAACTATTTCCACAATCACATCTACACTTCCAACACGCTGCCTCATGCTTATCATTCTTAACACGTCGTAACACAATCAAACGCTTAAATTTTTGTCCTAACAAACTAGATGCTTTCAAACACTTTCCACAAGATTTACTTTTTCCACTGCGTAAATTCCCGCGACTAACTACTGCATCATTTCCGCAATCACAACGACACAACCAATACGCCATTCCAGAATTTGAACTACCTTTTCGACTCAACACAAACAATCGACCAAAATGCTGTCCACACAAATCAATCAACTTGCTCATTTCACTTCTCCGTCTCGATGCAACCAACACATCCTCGGATCACCACGGTAACCTGATTCAAACACAGCCCACACAAAATCCTGCGTGCCACCTCCAGGCTTATTGCCTGCCGCAATCCACTGACCGGGCGGCATCGAAGGTCGCGGAGTTAAAAAATAAACTTTTTTCAAAGGCAAGTCACGCAGCCAATGCGCGGCGTTCAATCTCCGCGTCAGCATGATCATCGCCACCTTGTCGGCAAACAACATCGCGTGCTCGCAAAATTCCTGTATCAGATCGAACGGCGGATTGCAGACAATCGACATCTGTTGCGGATCACGACGCGCGAAGTGAAACATCTGCATGAAGTCTTTTCGCTCGAATGCACTATTCAACTTGTGGCGCTTGCGATTCACAATATCACTTCCACGAATCCCGTAACCTGCCGCTTTCGCTGAACTGAGAATCGTTCCAATACCACATGCCGGGTCGTATATCGTTGAAGCAAACTCTTCAACTTCAAATAAACGTTCACTACACCATGAAGGCTCGACGTACCAACCATCCTTGGCTTTCTCGAAAATGTGCGACTCACGACGGCGTTTCATCACTTCACCGATTGATGCACCGGCAGGGCAATCCAACCAACAACAGCAAACTCTTTTATAAATCGCTTAACAGCATTACCCCAATAAAACAACGCTTGACCTTGCGTCACCTCATGTGGATCAACCAACGTAGTAAAAGTCATACGACCAGTATGAAAACAAATGGCGTCGGCAGACTGCGCCGCATCAGCAAACCATTTAGTCTCAGTACAATTATTCACCAACATAATTGCAGTCTTGACGTGCTTGTTCTCAATCTCAGTCAAAAGCTTAGCAACAAACTTCGCGACCACAGTACGACCAAACGGTGGATTGAGCCAAACTCGACCACGCCAATCCTGCTTGAGCGCATCATTCTGCTTACTGAAAAACTTCGTCGCCTTGACAATCCGCTGCGCTTCCGGACACGACGCCGGATCAAGATCGATCCCGCCAAGTGTTGTACGTGCTGATTTGATAATCGACGCTGGCGTGAAAAACTCGGCAAGACCCTGTTGCCGGATCGAACCGCGTTCGAGCATCGAGACAATTTTGATCTTGCCTTTAGTAACAGTCTTGGCAAAAGCATCTGGAGCTTTGAGGTCTTTACGCCAGCGATGGGCGGTGAGATCGCCGGGATCGTTGGCTGGTAAACCACGTTTCAGTACAGAAACTTGGTTTTTGTTGCCGCGCCCTGGTCCTGCATGTGGAACTTCAGCCAGCGCATCCCGCCAGATCACATACTCGCGCTGACACCGGAGCTTATACTCGACCGCAGCATGGGCGCGCTCGCGATCCTGCGAGGCGATGAAGGCATCAACGAAAACCTGCATCGCCTGAAGCTCGTCAAGTTTCTCCTCCGCTGCCGCTGTCGGCATGCCCGGCAACAACGCCGGACGTTGCGGCATCACCATTGGCACCGGATCGGATTTGCTCATCGTAGCGGCCTTTGATCCCCGCAATCTGCCCTCGCGTCAAACCAAATCTATCCCGAATCTCCACCGGAGCGAAACCCCGCTGCAGCATTTCATGTATCTGCCCAAGCATCTCAACAGTGACTTTGACATTGACCAAATGCGAACTGATTTTTGACGTAACCCACTGCAGTTTGCCAGACCCGTCAATCAGCCAATCGCGCTTAATCCGCAAATGCGTATGCCGCTGCGTCCGCATGGTGTACTCGCTATAACCAAGCTGTTCACCGATTGCTTTCGGACTCAGACCCTCGTTGCATAAAACACGAATTCGTTCTTGATCAGCTAAATCAACTTTCTGCCGTGGCCCTTTACGTTTAGGTCCACGCTTATGCGTATGCTTATTTCGAAACTGTTGCGCCATATATTCCTGACGCAGTCTCAACAGCAACGCATTATCAGAAAAATCAGTAAAATCATAAACCGATTTATCAGGAATCTTCAGCGGATTGATCTTGTAGGTTTCCATCAGTCGCCTTGCGGCGGCTTCCGCAGCTTCGGCCTCACCGAGAGTCGAAGCTGCAGTTGCACGCCGCAAGCACTTCTGAAAACGTCGCAGATTCTCGAAAGTTTCGTTTTTAGTCGAGAACATGATTCTCATCAGCAGCTTGGCCGTTACCGGACGCAGTCGCCGCATTGTCCGAGATTAACAGCTTGTGCTGAATGTCTTCCATGATCTCACCGATCACTGATCGCGGTTTCTGCCCGCGACTCTTCCACGTCGCCATCAGCGACAACGCTGTGTTCCCGGCATCCTCGCCAGCTTCGACGATCTTACTGCCGGTGATAACCGCAAGTTGACCACGCAACTGCGCCGCCGCGTTGATAACTTTACGAGCTTTAGTCTCTTCACTCACTTCGGCAGAACGCTTTGGTCGCGGCGGCCTGATCAACTTCTTGACCAGACTATTGATCACAAGATCAACGTAATTCGAACTACGAGCGCGCTTCAACCAACCCAAGAACACACCGTTGATCTGATCCTGGGTCAACTGAGCAATAACACACTTCCCCGAACACTCCGCAACCCAAGTGTCAACCAAAGTCTTGACGACTAGGCCATCTTTGCCGATCAGATTTTTAGGGGGTGCTGGAAGCGACTTCAACACTTCATCCGGTGAACTAACAGAAGCTTCGGCAGTCATAACAAACCTCCACCGATAAGTGAGGTCGTCTTACACGCTAGCCAGTTAACGGCCTACGGCCCTGGTTCTGCGACGCGCCTCGCCTTGCATCCCAAATCATTTCCGCCAAGGTGTCAATCCCTTTGTTTGTTTTCACCATCCGGCGGGTGCGCGGACGTGCTCACGGACGTGGTCACGAGCACCTGCGCTTCCGCCTGTCAGTGTCGGGTGTGTACGGGGGCGGATGCCTAAGCTCATAGGAATAAGGATAGCTACCTAGGGTTGTATAGGGCTCTACTGAAGGTAGTATATGCATATATAATAATAGTTATTATAGATATACCATACACACCCATACACAGTAGTTGTAACAGTATTGAAAACATTAAGTTTTTTGTCTGTGTACTGGGGTATTCAAACTGTTAGTTAGCCATACGCAGCCGTACGCACTGTGTATTCTATTTGTTCTTTTAGGGTGTGTATGCCCCTAGGCGTGTGTCTGCCTCGGCCTGACCGGCACACACAAGGTTTCAGTCCGATTTAGGTTCGTCGGGGAGCCCGCCAGTGATCACTGTCAGCCCGTCTTTAAACGACCCGATCATTCCCCATTTTGCCGCCTCGTGCCGCCGCTGCATTTCATCCAAAAGGCGCGCTTCCTTGTGCCGATTGGCAAAGCAGTACAGCTTGGTTTGAATCCCTCCGACGCGGATGCGGCAAGGCGATCCGGCGTCGGTTTTAAGCAGCCTGACGCAGGCATCCCAGGCGCCTTCGAATGTGCCGCGCCATTGCTGCCATGACGTGCCGCGACCGCCGCTTATGATGTTCTCGATCTCACGCTCAACCTGCACCCTGGTGAACACGAGGCCGCGCGTGTCGTCTTCCGACAGATCGATCATCTCCTGCTCGACCTGGGAATACGAACGATCTATCATTTCGGTTTTGGCGGCGCTTTTCAGCGCGAGGTAAGGATCGAACTTTGTCAGATCGCGACGCTCAAGCCAGCGCGACAGTTCGGCAATGTTGCCGTCGTCGTCGATCCACGCAGCAAATGTTTTTGCTTCTTCTGGCAGTATCTCGCGGCCGTTGTTCAGCACGCTGAACCGCCGGTCGCCTGGAGGAATCGCGATGGCGTTGGCGTGATTGGTCGCCACCATCAGCGAACTGTAGGCATAACCGTCGAACGACGGTTTGTATTTGCCCTTGAACTTATAGCGTTTCAGCACCGGATCGGCTGCGTTCTTCAGCGCTTCATAGATTGATTTGCGCTCGCCGCGCCGATGTGCGGTCGGTGATGTCATCGCTTCGTCGATGGTGACCAGAATCGAGCCGAACCGCCAGTCGGTATAGATCGCCTGACTGCCGTTGCCTGCGATGATGTCGAAATCCTCGGCCTGGGTGTACTCCTCGCCGAACAGCTTATAGAGCACGCGAAACAGCATGCCGCGTCCGGTGCCGTAGCGTCCTTCGCGCCTGCCGTCTTCGGTGTCGGCCACGAAGATCACCGAGATGCCGGGTATCCATGGCTTGGCTTGCTTATGCGCCAGCGCGTCATAAAACCACTCGCGTTCGGCCTGATCGGGCAGGAAGCGTTCCATGAACGTGACGAACGGCGCGATGTCGCCAGCGCCGCTATGCACTGGCTTGCGATAACGGTTCTTGTACAGCTTGCCGCCTTCGGCATAAGTCGGGAAGGTTTTATCCGGGCACATCCGCACCCCAGCCACGCCGATCCGGTTTTCATTTACTTCCCAGATGTCAGTGGCATGCAGATAAGTGATGCCGCCGCGCGGCCCTTTTTTCTCTTCGCGCCAGCTTCGATACTCGCGTTGAAACGCCACCGGTTTGATTCGGCAGCGCTCGTCAACCGTTTCAAACAGATCGACCACCATGTCAGTGCTGACTTCATAGCCGTAGCACTGCAACAGCCAGTTATATTTTTCCTGCATCGTGGCATTGTGTGGTGGACGTGGCGGTTTGATTTCGCCGCTGTTTGAACTGGCGCGCCAGTTGGTGCCGCCTTTTGGCAGCGCGATGCCAAGTTGTTCGGCGATCTGTTTCAGCTTTGCGCCGAACGCCGATGTGTCCAGCGGCTGCAGCTCGACCAGATAATGCCGGTCGTTGGTTTTCCAGTCCTTGATCATCGGGCAGTCAAAGCGTTTCGACCAGAACACGCTGCAGCGGTCCAGCCTGTCGGTCGTCACGCCTGCCACGAATGTCGGTGACACCCGTAAGTCTGATCGGGTGAATATCAGCGTTTCAAGATCGGTGTAGCTGATTTGTTGCTCGCCTTGGTACACATCGAACCGTGTAGCTTCATCGATATCAAATACATCTTCGCCGACGCCATCGCCTTCCGCATCGGCCTCATCGATCCTGATCCAACCTTGCTGTTCCGCCCATAGCTCGAATGCCGTCAATAATTCCAGCACCTGATCGCGGGTTATTTCCGGCAGTTGCGCTAACGGCGTATTCATCAAGGTCGGAAAATCATCGGCCCATGCATAACTGGTTTCGACCGCGCCATCGCTTGCGTAGCTACGCGGCCCATGAACTGCAAACTGTCTGGAGCAGTGCCCGCCACTGGTCGGCTTGCCACCGAATGTTTCGATCTGATGATAATGCTCTGCGGTTTCGTCCGGCCGATGATATTTGCGACTGCCAAGGCGGACGAAATCATCACCGCTCAGCCGCACGAAGATCGCCATCTTGTCGCCGCCGCCATAGCGCGTAGGTCCGCGCTTGGCCACGTCCGGCAAATGCTGTGTCAGCCAGTCCAGCATGAACGTCGTGGCAGCGGCGTCATCGATATCGAAATCGAGCGCTGCCAGACCATGCTCGATGCGGACGCCGGTCGATTCTGCATCCGGGTAGATTTTACCCCAGCGCTTGAGCTTCTTGGCGGTGTCGCCTTTGCCGCTTGGCTCGATGTTCTTGGCGGCATAGTCCTTGAGATTCCAACCTTTCAGTACAGGAATCTTGCCGCGATCGGGAATAGGTAAATATCCACACTCGAACAATCGCATCCGTGTCTGAAACACGTCGTCGTTGTCCGCCACGGGTTTTGACTCCGCACGCATGATCAAAGGAAGCTGGAGACTTGAGGAATCAAGAAGGCGCGAATACGCCACTCAAACCCGATTCGACAACCGTTGCATCAGCCGGTCAATATCTTTCGTGGTCTTCAACACCTCGACCACAACGCCTAGGGCGGATAGTTTTTTGTGATACTGCCGCTGGTGCGGCGACAGCCGTCCACCGCGCGGTCGCTTGAGTTCCACCAATACGATCACACCATTCGGCATAAAACAGATTCGATCTGGAAAACCTCGTTTTGTGCTTGACACCTTTTCACACAGACCGCCAATCGCTTCGACCCGCCGCACCAGTTCGGCCTCGATCGCTTTTTCCTGCTTGACAGCTGAAACCGATGCGCGCACTTTTGTCTCCAGCAAAGAACAGACACAGACTTAAATAAACAAACACTAGAAGCGAAGTTAAAGATGTCGAAGCATTCCAGCCTTGTCGGCGGCAGTAATGCTGGGCGCATTCTTTCGTGTCCCGCCAGCTATCAGACCACAGCGGCATTGCCGCCAAGCGCCGATGTCACCAGTCCATACGCCGAAGAAGGCACGCATCTGCATCATGTGATGGATCACCTGATGCGAGCACGCCAATTGAATAATGATCTTGAACTTGGGCATTTTTCCGAATCGCTTGTCGGCAAGCATTTCTACGACCGTGAACTGATCGAGGACCGGTTGGATGACGCGATCGGTCCTGCGCTGGACGCGCTCACCGATCTGGAGCATGAATACGGCGATGATTTCACCGTGTTCGGTGTCGAGCAGATCGTACGTTTTGCAGGCATCCCAGGCGCTTTTGGCACCGCCGATTTGTTGCTCGGTTCACCCTCTCATCTGATTCTGGCCGACTGGAAATTTGGCGCTGGCGTGCCGGTCAGCGCCACCTATAGCAACGACCAAGGCGATGAGTTTGTTAACTCGCAATTGATGTTCTATCTGACTGCGGCCTACGGCAGTCTGAATAATTTATTTGGTAATCGTCAGATCATCGGTGCGATCATTCAGCCACGCACCAATACGCCGCTCACTCATACCGAAATTACTCGCGACGAACTGAGATATTTTGCGGAAGATTTGGAAGCCGCCGTGATCGAGGCAGTCGGCCGCGAGCCGCGCCGTGCCAAAGGCGAGTGGTGCCGGTTTGCCGCCTGCAAGGTCACCTGCCCGTTATGGACCGGGCCATTGCTCGATCTCTCGGCGCTGGGTGTGCGCAAGCCCGAACCTCCCAAATCAACGGCTTATGGTGAATACCTCGCCGCTGCCAAGGCGCTGATCGACATGCTGATTGTTTTCAAACCCACGCTGGATGAGCAGCTGCATAGTTTTCTTGAGGCAGGCGGCATCGTCCCCGGCTGGAAGCTCAAACACAAAACCAAAAATCGTGCTTGGATCGACGAGACCGTTGTTGCACCTGCGCTGAAAAAGCTCGGCTTCACCAAGGACGAGATATGGCAAGCGCCCAAGCTGCAAACTTTCAGCAGCACCGACGCCACCGCCAAGCGCCGCAACGTCGCCATCCCCGATCACTTGCGCGTCGCACCGCCAACTAACGAGACCACGATTGCCGCCGACAGCGATCCGGCCCCGCCGGTCGAGCCTGCCAAGGCAGTCGCGAATTTTACGACCGCACTGAAGAAGCTGACAGCAAACATGAAATAGGAGACAGGATATGGGTAATGTGACCAAGCTGCGTAGTACCGGTGTTGCCGATATGACGGCGTACGCCGCCAAGCTGGCGACCGGCATTGCCGAGAGCCGTGCCACGACTATCATTCCCGGCGGCAAGCCGTTTCTGAAAATACTGAAGTCGCGTGAATGGGCGTTCGGCAGCAGCAATGATCCGGTGCAAACCGGCAGTCATTGGGTCATCAACATTATGTCGTTGCAACACGGCTGGAGTTGCTGGCTCGAAAACGAGTTAAAGGGCGAGGTGCTGGCACCGATGACCGAACCAAAGCCGGTGCGGCCGGACCCGATCATGGGCAAGGAATTCGCGGAAACGCGAGCATTCGATCTGAAGTGCATCGATGGCGATGATGCTGGCACTGAAGTAACTTACAAGAATTCCAGCAAAGGCTGCATCCGCGCTGTTGATGATCTGCTGGACATGATCTACAAGCAGCTTAACGAAAACCCGAATTATTCCTGCCCGGTGGTCACGCTCAACATCGATTCATATCAACACTCCAAATGGAATGAGATTTTCACTCCGGTGTTTGATATCACCGGCTGGGCAGACATTTCCGGTAACCTGAGCCCTGATGAAGAGTTAGAAGCACTGCCTGAGCCAGAGCCAGAGCCAGCGCCAGCGCCAGCAGTAAAGAAAAAGCCGCCGCTGACAACGGCGCAACCGGCACCAACAGCGACCGCGCACGCCGGTCAACGCCGCCGTCCTGGCCGTTAGCCCAATGCAGCGTCGTGCCGAAACTGGTGCCACCTTCGCGCATGACGCCATTGGATTCTTGGATTTCGAAACTGTCAGCCGCACGCAGGAACTCAAAGCGGCTGGCACCTATCGCTATGCGGTCGAGGCCGACGCTATCATTGCCGCGTTCGCCATCGGCAACGCCCCGACGCGAACGATCGCGGTGACGGACTTTCCGGCTTCATTGCGCTGGTCCGACATGCCGGAAGATTTCCGCGCTCATCATCTCAGGGTGCAACGCGGTGAAGCGGTGTGGGCGGCCTGGAATGCCGGATTCGACAAGGCGATCTGGAATTACTGCACCGACTTTCCGCCGCTTGAGCCAGAGCACATCATCGACGTGATGGCGCAGGCTGCGGCCAGCGGCTTGGCACCTGATCTAAAACATGCAGCAAAACAGTGTGGAGCCGTAGCTAAACTTGAAACCGGCAGCGATCTGATAAAATTGTTTTGCATTCCGCTTGAACTTCGCAAGAGTGATATTCGCAAGCGCTATGGCGATGCCATAGCAACGCCGTTAACGCATCCTAACGAGTGGGCGCAATTCGTTGTCTATGCTGCCGCCGATATCGAGGCTATGCGCGGCGTGTTCATGCGCACCCGGCAATTGCCATGGCAGGAGTGGCAGCACTACTGGGCGAGCGAACACATCAACGAACGCGGTGCCACTATCGATCTTAAAATGGTCGCGCACGCCGCCAAGCTGGCGGAAGAGGACAAGTATCGATCCAAGAAAGAATTGCCATATCTTACTGCAGGCGCGGTCAAGACCGTGGATCAAGTCAAGTGCATGACCGAGTGGCTGCTAAAACATCTGCCGGTAAACGGCCGTGATATTTTGATCAAACGCGTACCTGAGATTGATGAAGAAACTGGTGTTGAGACGCGTCCGGCTAAAATGAGCCTGACGCGTAGACAAGTCGAGAAATTGATTGTGCTATTGCAGGCGCAACCAAATTTAGCGTCGGCGGAAGTGTTGCGTGTGCTGCAGCTGCGGTTGTACGGCGGAAGTAAAACTCCTGCTAAATTCAATCGTGTGCTTTGGCAACACGTCGATGGCGTATTGTACGGTCAGTATGTTTTCAACGGCGCAGCGCATACCGGGCGCTATTCTTCGAAAGGCACACAAATTCACAACTTAGCTCGTGACGTGTTGGACAACGAGCCCGATCTGATCGACGCCGTGCTGAACGAATGCGATTATGATACGTTGCAACAACTCGGCACTAACGATCCGGTTGCGCGCAAGCTGGCATTGCTGATTCGCCCGATATTCGTTCCGCAACCAGATCATGTATTTGTTTGGAGCGACTGGTCGCAGATTGAAGCTCGCGTGCTGCCGTGGCTGGCTGGTGACGATACTCGCGCCATGGCGCGACTGGAGATTTTCAGCGATGTCGATAACGATCCGAGTTTGCCTGATCTTTACACTAGAACCGCCAGCGACATTTCCGGTTTGCCAATAGAACAAGTAACAAAACCAATTCGTCAGCGCGGTAAGGTTGCCGAATTGGCCTTGGGTTTTGGCGGCGGTGTCAATGCGCTACTAAACATGGGCGTTAACTATGGCTTGCACCTAGAACCTGAAGAAGCCAAGCTGATCGTAGCGCGCTGGCGTGAGGCCAACCGATGGGCGGCCGACTTTTCCAGTGCGTTGTGGAACGCCATGCGCGAGGCGCATCGTTTTCAAAAGCAGTTTGTTCCTGCCGGTCGCGTTGGTTTTATCTTTCTCGGAGATTATCTTGGCGGCTCGATGTTGATGCGATTGCCGTCAGGGCGGCTGCTGACATACCGGGGCTTACGCTGGGAACAACTCGACGTGCTTGATGACGACGACCAGCCAACTGGCGAAAAAACTCTGGAGTTGACCTATGGACGTGGCCACGCCCGTGTCAAATTATGGGCCGGAATTTTAGTTGAAAATGCCACTCAAGCCTGCGCAGCAGATTTTTTGCGCGGCACTTTGGTGCGGCTGATCGAGCATAAGTTCGATGTGCGCCTGCACACGCACGACGAGATCGTGTTGGAAGCTCGCGCGGCCGACGCCCGACAAGTCGCCGCCAAATTGCGCGCGATCATGCAACAGGGTTTTGACTGGTCGGAAGGTTTGCCACTGATGAGCGAGGAGACCATCGCCTACGGCTACACCAAGCACGCTGGCAGTTACTGGCAAGAAGAATTAGTTGGTTCAGTCGGATGAGACAAAAATCTGAGCTTCGTTCCGGCCAGCAGCATATCATCGACGCGTTGTACCAGAACAACGAGATGATCTGCGCCTTGCGCCCAGGCGGCGGCAAGACCATCGCCGCCTTGACCGCCATCGAGGAGCTTATCTGCCACGGTGAGATCAGGCACGCTCTGGTGACCGCGCCGAAACGCGTGGCCAGGATCGTGTGGCCGGATGAATTGGAGACCTGGGAGAACACGAGCCGCTTGCGCTGCGCCGTGCTCAGCGCCGGTCCGGCCGAACGCAGCGTGCTGCTGCACGACGCGCCAAACCGCGATCTGACCATCTTCGGCCATGACATCATCGAGTGGCTCATCATGCAGATCGACAAACTGCCGTCCGATCATCCGTTGTTCGATTTGCTGGTGATCGATGAAATTTCCCGGTTTCGCAATCCGCGAGGCAAGCGCTACAAATTATTATGCAAGCATATTCACCGCTGGCGCATGGTGTGGGGCTTGTCCGGCACCTTGCGGCCGTCGAGCGCCATGGATTTGTTCGGCCCGGTGCGCTTGGTATCACGCGGCAAGCTCTGGGGCAGGAGCTTCTATCAATGGCAGAAGGAAAGATTTTTCCCAACTGATTACAACGGTTATAACTGGGAGCCGAAACCGGGCGCGGAAGATCGTATCAATGCCGAAATCGTCCCGTGGCTGGTCACCGCCGAGATACCGCAACTACCCGAACCGACGATCGTGCTTGACCGGCTCGAACTGCCGGAAGCAGCACGGCGCGAGTATAACCGGATGGAGCGCCGGTTGATTGCCGATATAGGCCAGAACGAGACCGTGATTGCCGACAGTCGCGCCATCGCGATCGGCAAACTGAGCCAGATGAGCAACGGTTTTATTTATTCTAGTGATAATTCAAAAACCGTACACGCGCTGCACGACGCCAAGCGTGATTGGCTGCGTGACCTGATCGAGACTTCAACGTCACCGATGCTGCTGATCTACGAATTTCGTGAAGACCTGTCGATGCTGCGTGAGTTGCTTGGCGACAGCCTGCCGTATCTCGGCGCTGGTGTTTCCGACAAGCGCGCCGAACAGCACGTCAAGCGCTGGAACGAAGGCCGCCTGCCGTTCATGGCCTTGCACCCTGCCAGCGCCGCCCACGGCTTGAATCTGCAGCATGGCGGCGCGGACATGACATGGATCGCACCGACGTGGAATTCTGAATTATGGGAGCAAACTATTGCGCGGCTGCACCGCTCCGGTCAGACTCGGCAAGTGGTGATTCGCGTCGGCATCGCCATCGGCACCATCGATGAAATGAAGCTCGATCGTGTGCATCTGAAGCTGTCGGCACAACAAAGCTTCGAGCGCTACGTCAGTCATCGTACTTTGAATCTGGCATCTGTAGACTGAAAGGATCGTCAGTCGCGACACACCTCTGAAGTAAAAATGCCCGCACCTTGCGATGCGAGCATTTTCATTTACCTGCCTTGCGAGGCTGAACCGCTCCGTTCCTTGCCCGTCCGTCCGTGCCTATCCGGTCCCCGCCTGCCGTGCTTAACCGCGCCGATCACGACCGGAATCACACCGCGCCATAATCAGCCACGTCGTATCATGCCTGCCGGATACCGCCATACACCGCCGCTTCCCGCCATTCGCACCTTTCAGGCCGAAACGAACCGTGCCTGCGTCACCGTGCCCGTCCGCTCCTGTCCCAGCCGCTCCAATGACCGCCGTGCCTGCTTTGCCGTGCCTAGCCAATCCTAGCCTGATCGATCCGAAACGAACCGTGCCTGCATTGCCAATCCGGGGCCGTCCTATCCTACCACTCCAGGCCGGTTCCCGCCTCGCCTGCACTGCCATGTCATACCGCGCCGATCACGACCGGGAAGCGCCTATCCATTCCGCACCTGCCAATCCTAGCCGTGCCTACTCGCACCCAATCGTTTACGAGCCACGCCTGCCAGTCCGTACTCTGCCGAACCCATCTGCAACGAACCATAACCCGCCAAACAAACCATGTCCGAACGAGCCTGAACGATCCGTGCCTGCCGGTCCTTGCCAGATCGCAACTGAACGAACACCGACGAGCCCCACCGCTCGCACCGCGCCATGTCCGCGCCTGCCACACCACGCCCAGCCATGCCTGTCCGTGCCGGTCCCAATTTAGCCAATTGCGCCATGCCTGCGCTGCCGCGCCAACCATGCCGGTCTAGGCCCTGCCGCGCCATTCCCATGCTTCCGCTGCCGTCCGCGCCCTGCCGCGTCGCTCCACGTCCCGCCGATTCCGTTTCTGCCGTACCTGCTTCGCCTTGCCTTGCCTGCTTTGCTTAGCCCTTCCGTGCCTAGGCTATCCTAGACCACATGCGCCGATCCCTACTGTCCGTGCCTGCTTTGCTCATCCGCAACGAGCCTAACTAGACCTGTCACAGCCACATCCTTCCGCACCCGTCCGTGCCTGCCAGTCCACGCCATGCTGCTCCGCGCCCTGCCCGCGTTCCGCCGTGCCTATCCTTGCCTGTCGTCCACGCCCAGCCCTTCCATGTCTATCCAATCATGTCACGCCGCGCCTGCCTTGCCGATCCGAATCGCTTTGGGATGCGCCGGACCAAATCACACCATCCATGCCTGCCGAACACCGCCCAACACTGCCCAGTTCTTCCCTTGCCATTCCAATGACAGCCGCGCCTGCTTTGCCGTGCCAAACCTAGCCGAGACGAAATCAGGCCGACCGCTCCCGTCCACGCACGGCCTTACCCTGCCGCGCCTGCTTACCCCGTGAAGTAACAAATCGTGCCTGCATTACTTCGCCAAGCCGATCCTGATCATGCCACTCCGGTCTGCGCGATCCGCGCCTTGCCTGCTTCGCCGATCCTTGCCGGTTCGTGCCAGTCCTAACCGATCCGCGCCTGCCGTGCCCTTCCTTGCCTAATCGCTCCGTATTCTGCCAATGCAACCGGGTAAACACCGCAACCCGCCTGCCGTGTCTAGCTGAGCCCTGCCCAATCGATCCTTTCCTTTCCATTCCGCGCCTGCTTCGCCGATCCGGTCCACGCCTTGCTCAGCCCGTCCGTCCATTCCATGCCTGCTTCGCCTTATTGTGCCGGTCCCCGTCGAGCCGTGCCTTTCCTTACCGTGCCGCACCTATTCGCAGCCGCTTCACGCCTGCCTTGCCACGCCCTGCCCGTCCTTATCGGTCCAATCCTTGCCTGCTTCACCTTGCCTTGCCTGCCATCCTTGCACCGCCGCGCCGCTCCTTAACTGTACGCGCCTGCTAATGCCTTGCCGACCCCTGCTCTGCCACAACGATCACTAATGTGCCGTGCCTGCATTGCCTTGCAATGCCGTTCGCGCCGGTCCGCGTCTTTCACCACCTCGCCTGCACGGCCATGCACGGCCATGTCTCGTCACGCCGGTCCGCGTCTTTCACCACCTCGCCTGCACGGCCATGCACTGCCATGCACTGACGAACCGGAGCGGGCCGGACCATTTCGGCCGGACCATGCCTAGCCTGCTTCGCCTTTCCACGCCTAAACTGTCCGAATCGAATTGAACCGTTTCAGCCAATCCTCGCCT